GCTATGTTTATTGAAAATCTTAACAACCTTATCACCCTTCATCAGCGTAAGCAAAAACAAAAAAGCCCGCCGATAACGGCGAGCCTTGTAATTTACGGAAGTATTTGCTTTGATTGTTTTATGAGCGTATCTAACACCTCATAAATTCTATCTCTATCTTCAGGAGTGAGCTTTTCAAGTTTCTCATTCAGCATTGAGTTTTTAACGGTGTATCCGGTATCCAAAACTTCACTCAGAACCATATCGGCGGATACTCCCAATGCGTTAAGTATATTTATAAAAGTTTCAAGGGACGGGATTTTCTCGCCTCTTTCTACCATACCGATATAGTTAGTAGTCAATCCTGCTTTCTCCGCTAAATCTTCTTGGCGTAATTTTTTCATCAGTCGATATTTTCTGATGTTCTTGCCGATTGTAGCGAGTTTCATCTCATCACCCCCCTTGGTGTGTTTCTATCACTAATAGTATAGATTGCGTTGGTCCAAACATACACACACTATTTGGAAGTGATAATAACTATTAGTGATGATTTTTTAAATTTTTTATGCTATACTGTATTAAACACGGGGTGATGGTATAGTATGAGTAAAGAAAATACGGCTGTATTTATAGGGCATAATGAATGCTACGGAGTAACAAGTGAACAGATTAAAGAAGCCATTGTTTCACTTATAGATAAAGGCGTTACAGAGTTTTTGAGTGGCGGACAAGGCGGGTTTGACCGTTTATGTGGTCATTGTGTTTATGAAGTCAAAAAGCAATATCCTAACATAAATAACTATCTCGTTATCCCTTACCTGTCTTTCAATGTATATAATCAAGAGTTGTTCGATTCGATAATATATCCCGATGGCTTTGAAAAATATCACTTCAAAGCCGCCATTCCTGCAAGAAACAAATTTATGGTGGATAACGCAAACTACGCTATATGCTATGTTAATCACGGATGGGGCGGAGCTGCAAAGACTTATGAAAGAGCGAAGAAAAAAGGCTTGAACATCATCAATTTCGGAAATTATGATTTTGAAAGTTAATATGTACTCGATGGCTACTCAAATGAGCAGCCATCTTTTTTAATACGCCGGGACACCGTATCCGTAGATACTGCTGCTGCCGACTGTGTATTGTCTTTGTCTGCAAGCATCACCGGAATTACCCTCAACGGTATAAACAATTCCGTTCTCGCATTTTTGCACAATGCCTGTGTGGTCGGTTTCTCCATCGCCCTCCCAGTCAAAGAAAATGATTGTTCCGGGTGCAGGCTCGTAATTACGGTCTGCCCATTGTCCTCGGTCTTTGAACCATTGAGCGCCGTTCACACAACCGGCATATTTCGGAATAATACCGGCGTCAATATATCCGCACTCATTAGCACACCAAGAAACAAAGCAAGCACACCATTCCACACGGGAGTCAAATCCGTACCAAGACCAGTAAGGCTGACCTCCGACGTTTCCGACTTGCGACAAGGCAACAGATACGATTTGGTCATCACTGTAACCGATACCGTAAAGGACTTGCGACCATAGCTGATTGTTTTCATCTTTCAAAAGCTCGGCAAGATAATCTTTCTGTTCTTGATTAAAGCCGTAGGCAGTCGCCATCTCATCTACGGTTTTATGGGATACAGTAATATATAGGAATGTCTCGGTTACGGTTTTCCCAGTTTCAACGATATTTCCGTGTCCGTCGTCGCTTTCTTCGAGTTCGGTATGAGACTTTGTTTCGGTTCGGGAAGAAATACTGTTCATCTCCCAAAAAATATCCGACAACAGTTGCTTCTTAGTATCGTCAACCGTGGCAACTTCCATCGGATTATCGGCATTTGTATTCACTTTTACGGAATATACCGCAAGAACATCTTTCCATACAGCTCTGCTACCGCTCATTTCAAGAACATCATAACTTACGGAGTTCTTTTCTTGTTCTAATCGGTCATCGTATTCTTGATTGATTTCTTGCACAACAGTCTGCATTGACATTCCCGTACCGGAATCTTCTCCCGAAAAGAAAATGCCGTAAACAGAACCGGCAATTAGCCCCACAAGGCATAAGATTATAATCACCACAACGGCAACCCAACCTCCGGCTGCTATTGCAGCAACAAGACTTTTTACTGCCGCTATAATCGCCTTTACTGCGGCAACAGTAGCTTTGGCTGCTGCTTTTACAGCAGTTGCCGTTGCTTTGGCGGTTGCCTTAGCCGCCTGTGCCGCTTTCTGCGAAGCCTTAACCGTGGCTTGCGCCGTTTTCTGTGCGGCTTTCGCTGTCTGTTGGCTTGTCTTTATCGCAGCTTTTGCAGTCTGCTCGGCGGTCTTAACGGATTTCTGCGTTGTTTTTGCGGCTTCTTTCCCGGCAAATTTAATTGTTTTCTTGCCCGAAGAAGTTGCCGATTGCTTAATCGTCTTTTCAGTCGTATCAACAGTCTTAATCGCAGAATTAGTATTCTGTGCAGTCTGTTTTCTCAATGACTGTTCGGCTCGCTGCTGCTTAAAACGCTGAAAGCCGTCTTTGGCGGATTGAATATTCCGTTTGGTTTCTCTGACTCCTTTTCGACCGGCTTTATCAAAGGCATAAACAACATCGTGGGAGATTTCATCAATACCGGATTGCACTTTGTCGGCAGCATATTCTTCTGCCGTGTTTTCATTAGCATTGACAGAGCGTTCCGCTTTCTCTTTTGTGGCGATATATGCCTCTTTCATTTTCTGACCGGCGACCGTTGCTTTATCCAAGGTCTTTATCGTGCCTTTGACGGTATCTCTTGTCTTTATATCAGCCACGCTGAACCTCCTTTCTAAGCCGGTTGAATAACTCTTTTGAATTTTGTCGAGCTGTCGGCAATAAACTCGTTAATCAATCGGCTTTCTGATTTTGTTTCGGGATAAGCGGTTATAGAGATTGTCTTTGCGTTCCAGTCAAGGGTGTAGCTGTCACTTGCAACATTCGTGATGTGGTGCTTTGCAAGAAAATCTCGCAAACGCTTCATTTCTTCAAGGTTGTCGGACATAATCACATTCACATAAGTTCTGTCCTTTGACATTTTCTCGTTGATAAAGCAAGCGAGAGAACAACCGAGACCGCCTGCAACGGCAACAACAAGCATTGCAATCTCGTTGTTTGCAGAGACAACTCTTTTTGTTATCCAAAAATAAATGAAGTCGGATATGATAACCGCAATGCCTGCAAGTATCCACCGACTTCTCTGTACCAATATTGTTTTTGTCGTACTTAGGGCATTGTCCGCAACCTTAGCCGCAAACAATACCGCTAAATTTATGAAACTAATCATACAAGGTTCATTCCTCCTTATTCGGCTATTTTCTTTGCAACAACAACCATTCTTCCGTTGTTACGGGAATACTCACAGGTGGAAAGCGTAATCAATTTGTCGCCGTATTCTGCGGTTACTCCCGTATCATACAAGGCAAGTTCTTTGCACTTGGCGATATACGCATTAAATTCATCTGCCGTATCTGCATTGACGAACTGATAGTATTTGAAACTTTCGGGGCTGTCGGTATATACCACCGTCTTAAATGCAGCGATAACTTCATAGTCGCATTTCTCGGTTAAAGTATCGAAACGAATAATCTTATGGCTTTCCCAAAAAGACTTATCTGTGTACTTCATAAGCCCCGAAAACATCGAACTGTCCTTCATATTATGACCGTAGATAATGAGGTTGTCCGACGGAATATCAACATCGCAGTTTTCTTGAACATAGGGGCAACCATAATCGGTATACGCCTTGTCAAAACCGTGTTTCAAATAGAAATTCGGATTATCCTTTGACTGCATAACAGGATAATTTATTTTGGTGTCCTCAATCTTTATCCAACCCACCATATCATTGTTTTGCAGGTACAAGTCCTGATAGTCCGACAAGAAAGACTTATCCTGCGAATATGTCATTGTATCTTTTTCGGTATCTATTTTCTCAACTGTTTCAATCAGATTGTCATACATTTCCGCCTGCTTTTCGGAGTCGATATAGTGCTTAATTAAAAAGCCGGAGCTTACTGTAAGCAAAAGGCTAAAAGTACAGATAACAGCAATATACATTTTCTTGTTCATAGTCAATAGTCCTTTCATAATAAATAGGCAAGGGTTATACACCCTCGCCCGGTTTGGTTGTCATTAACTTGTAGAGCTTTGTATTCTTCGGGAATTTATTCGCAAACGGCACAAGCGAACTACCCACTTTAATAAGTCCGTGTCCTGCGTCAACATTTGTGATATACGAAAGCTGGCGGTCGGAAATATTAAGGAGTTTTGCAAGTTCCAAACGGTCGGTAGAAGCCTGATTGAGCATAATCAAGAACTCGCTGTTTGCAAGCATTGTTCTTGCGGTGTGGCTCTGTAAAAGGTCATCTACATTCTGTGTAATGCCCGTTGCGTAAGCACCGTACTTTCTTACTCGCTTCCACAAAGTGAAAAGGAAGTTAGCGGAATACTCGTGCTGGAACAGAAGATAAATCTCATCAATGAAGATAAAGGTTTGTTTGCCTTTTGCTCTGTTCTGTGTAATGCGGTTCAAAATACTGTCGAGAACGACAAGCATACCGATAGGCATAAGCTGCTTGCCAAGGTCAAGAATATCATAGCAGATAAGGCGATTGTGCGTATCCACATTGGTCGGCTTTGCAAATGTGTTGAGTGAGCCATTGGTAAACAACTCAATGGCAAGAGCAATCTCTTTAGCTTCTGGCTCGTCCTGTTTCAATAGTTCTGCTCGGAAGTCCTGCAAAGTAGGAACAGTACCGGTATAACCCCTCTGCTGATAATCTCGGTACACACTTGCGGTACAACGGTCAATGATGGACTTTTGCTTTGCACCGAGATTTGTACCGCCGATAAGCTGTTCACAAAGGGACATAATGAACTCGGATTTCAAGATAACCGGGTTTGCTCCATCTCCGTATTCTTTGTTCATATCCATTGCATTGATATGGCTCTGCGAAGTAGCGGATATATTGATAATTTCGCCGCCAAGAGCTTTGACAAGCTGCGAATACTCACGCTCAGGGTCAATTATAATTACATCCGCATTAGAGGAAAGAATGATATTTTCTATCTCGCCCTTAGCCGCAAAGGACTTACCGCCACCGGATACGCCGAGGATAAAGGAGTTGCCGTTGAGTAGTTGCCTGCGGTCGGCGATAATCATATTTTTGCTGATTACATTCTGACCGTAGTAAATACCGTTTTCGTGGTAAATATCCTGAACCTTGAAAGGAATAAAGACTGCGAGGCTTTCGGTTGTAAGCGTCCTGAATGCGTCAATCTTGCGTGTACCAAACGGCATTGCGGTATTCAGTCCGTCCGGCTGCTGATATTTCAAAACAGCAAACTGACACAAGTTCTGTCTTGCTACCGTAAGCAGCGCTTCGGTGTCATCATCAAGCTGCTTTTTACTGTCCGCAGTATGAACCAGCGTGAGTACAGCAAACATCATTCGCTGATCACGAGTGGTGAGGTCATCAAGGAACTCTTTCATTTCCTTTTTCTGCTGTTCCATATCATACGGAACGGTAGCTGAAAAGTTGTTATTCTGATTTTGCTTTCTCTGCCAGTTGGTGATGTTGGTTTCTACACCGAGAAGTCTGCTTTCCGCTTCTCTTACTGCTTCATCGGTGGGTACAGGCACAATATCAATGGACATCATAAGGTTACGGTTCAAATCAGTAAGGTCAGTTACCATACTGTCCTTGATATACGAAGCGTACTCACGAAGAAAAAGAACTCGTCCGTAACAGTCGCCCATCTTGAAATAGTCCTTTTCAAACTCCATAGTATCGGGGCAAACATAGTCCTTGAAATCGTGTCCCTTCTTTCGGGTTTCCTTAATATCGAAGTGATAAGTGGTTTCTTCTCCCACACGGAAGAAGTCGTGAACAATACGAAGTCGCTCATCTGTTTCAAGCTCCACGCATTTGCTTCCGAGCCTTGAAAAATGGGCAATCAAATCCGCACCCACACGAGCAAAATATGTTCTTGCGTCCTCAACGCTCTTTTTATTGATAGAGATAGTTACATACTTATCCTGAACGATGGCGTTTGCACCGGTTGCCTTATCAAGAAGCATTTTGTTATATTCTTCTCTGTAAACATCAAGGTCATCTCCGGTTTCGGGAATAAGGATTGTTTTTTCAAAATCCAAACGGTTAAGCCGTCTGTTATTGATTGTCAGTTTTGTTGTAGCTCCGCTATCGAGAGAATTGAGAAGTTCAGAATATTCAAGGAACATCGCTTCTTTATCTTCTCGGCTGGCAACGGCATAGTTAATATCCGTGAACTTAAAAGACTTTGAATATTTGTCCTTTCCCACACGGAAAATTCCGTCATCATAAATAGCGGTAATAGGGATACAGTCCTGTACGCCCTTTGGAACTACAAACTTTTCTTTATCCTGTTTTAACAGGTTTGTAAGGGTTTTAATCATTGTTCTTGTATGCCTCCTTTTGCATAAAAAAATCGCCACTTAATTAAGTGACGATAAAAATTAGTGTTGTTAAGTTTTAATCCCAGTGCTTTCTTGAGTTATAAACATTGTTTACAGTTTCAATATAGCAAATAAACGAAGAATGGTTATAGTCATTTGAGGTCAAATACTTGTTTTTTATTCTCTTATATTGTTCTCTGACTAATGCCCATTTGCCTTTGCTTTTAATATAATCAGCCTTTTCTTTAAGTCGCTTTGAATTAGGTGCTTGATTCCAAAAATACTTATCATAATAAGAAAAGCCTGTTTTTTCGTGAATTAAGCGGTGATAATTGCCGTCAACATCCTCACAGACAATGCAGACATCTATTGAAAAATCTGTATCATTGCCCTGAGTGAAGTAGCGCTTCTCCGTAGTTAGTGATGATGTTGAATCTTCACAGTCATTCCATCCGTGTTTCCGAAGAACCATATTAAACGCCTTTCTGACACACTCCTTGATGTTTCTACAATCCTCCCAGTCATCTATTCTCGTGATTTCAAGGTTGTAGTCCAAGTCAATAGGTCTGTTGGCATTTTGCATTATTAGATTTTTTGCACCGCTCCCCACAAGGTAGAACGAAGCACCAATGTCATATTCTTCTTTCAATGTGTGACAAAGGTCTTGCATTATATCTCCACAAAGAGAACGCATACGGCTCAGAAATTGTTTGTCATTTACATACTCATACATAGTATAACTCCTTTCTTCCCAAGCCGCCCATTCAGCTAAAGCTAAATCATATTATTATAATTAAACAATGCTTAATTGTCAATCCCGAAAAACTGTTCAATTTTCCTTTTTGATTTTTTGTTTTTGTTCGATTGTCGGTTTCATAAGCTCGTAATAGGTATTCGTAGAGTGAAACACCAACTTCTTAGGCATAAGAAATTCCGACTTAATCCACGCCCATATAAACTTCTCAGCAGTCATTCCGTTGTATTTCACAAAGCCGAGAGCTGCAAAAGGTGCTGCTCCCAAAACACAAACCCACGATACCGTTTCTGTTCCGAAATGCGGTTTAAGTAAGAAGTACAATCCTACCGCCACTCCGCAAGCAAGAACAGAAAAAATGAACTGTCTGAGCGACAGTCCAAAGAACATTGATTCCGTGTAATTTCGTATTTCTCTGTTAATCTTAACTTCCATTAAAATTTCCTTTCTCTGCGGTTATCGGCAGTATAGATACAGGTATCTGCAAGACAAACTCGCTCTCCTTTTCTTTTACCGCCGTTATATACGCAGTTTTTGCATTTGCGGTCAGGCTGAATATACTTCTGCCGACCTGTTCTGTTTTTGTTTTTCATTCAGTCAAAACCTCCGATTACAAGCCCATCATTTCACGGATAATACGGTCGCTCATTTTAACAGCACCGACAAGTACAAGCATATTGAATACGAGTTCTCCAATATATGCCCACACCTGAGTAACGGCTGCTGCATTTGCGTCAACCACCGGCGGTGTAGAAGCAAATAGGGAGAAGATGATACAAGCAAGTACAATTACCGCACCTTCAAGCAGAACGGCACAGTAGCTTTTAATAAAGCTCTTACCGACATTCTGCGACGGTTCTCCGGCAAAGGTTGAAAGCGGTATCGGAGCGAGAGCCGTGTACATATACAGTTTGAAAAATCGTCCGTACACCGTCATTATCATAATGAAAGAGAGAACTGTGATAAACAGTCCGCCGATGAGCGTTACAGCCCATAACGGAATACTTTCAAAAAATCCGCACTCCTCAATGGTGGTTATCATTTCGGATGGCAGTGTCGTTTGATTCGGTGTACCAAATCCTGCTGATGTCATTATGGTTGAAATTGTACCTTGCACGATGTTAAACAAAGCGAGCATTAGTTCCAAGCCATAAGTTATAACACCTTTGGCAATGGCAAAACGGATAAACAATTTTAATGCGTGTTCCGGTTTCTTTACTTCGGTAAAACTTCCGCAAGTGCGAACTACACCGACAACAAAGAATAAAACAAGCAAAGCAAGTCCGATAGCCTGAACCGCACCGTTGATTGTTACCATCACATTCCAAATGCTTCCGCCTTTGAAGTCCTGCGGTGAAGTGGTAAGCAGTTGCCATATTTCCGATAACTTGCTGTTCCAAGTGTCGAGGACATTTTGTAGGTTTTGAACCACCCAGTTATCACTCATCTGTTTGCACCTCCTTAAAGATTAAGGGGCATACCCAAAATCGGATATGCCCCTTTGATAACTGTGTTCTTTTAACCGGCAATGAGGTTAAGAATTTCCTTTGCAAAGGTAATGATAATACCGCCTGCAAGGGTCAAGAAGCCGTTGGCACGCTGAGACGGGTCGTGAGATTTTAAAGAAAGTCCGACCTGAACGATACCAAAGCCGAGCAAAATCATACCGATTGCACGAATAAGTCCGAAAATAAAGTCGGACAAATTATTTACCACGGTAATCGGGTCGTTAGCGGCAAAAGCGGTAACGCTCATACCGAAAACAAGGGTTACTGCTGTAACAACGGCGCAGTAAGTATGAAAGCCTTTCTTAACCTTTCCGGTCATAGGCAATCTCTGAGTGGTTTTCTTTTCGTTGTTCTTATTGAAATTAGTCATTGTAAATTCCTCCGTTAATATATGTTTTTATTTACTTCAAAGTCCTCATCGGACAGAAGTTCGTAAGTGGTTTCTCCGTAGTTTTCCTCCGGTAACTCTTTCGGGTTAAGAGAAAGAACAGAGATAGACGAATGCTTGACGGTAACTTCTCCGTGTTTGTAAGCCGAAGCCTTACCATCGGTTGTAAGTGCCACATTCGGGTGCTTTAAGATGTCATACTTGAAGTCCATTACAGGTCGTTCTCCACGAATAAACAGAATGGCATATTGGTTATCAAGCATACGCACCTCATCGGGAGTGAGCAACTCTCGACCGCTAATCTGATAGTTGGTGGAATAGTTTCCGCTTCGTCCCGAACTCTTACCGTATGTGTTGGTATCAATGGTTTCCTTGCCGAGAAGTTCAGACACATATTTATGAGTGCTTTGCTCGTTGCCGCCGAGATATAGGAACTCATCGCAGTTGCCCACAATGCTTTCCCATTGTTTTTCAAACAAGGCTTTTAGCTGTGCTAAGTTCTGTAAGATGATACTTACAGAAACCCCACGGGAGCGCATAACCGACAATATCTTGTCGAAATCATCGGGCAGGCTCACATTGGCGAACTCGTCCATAAGAAAATGAACAGGAACGGGAAGCGAGCCGCCGTGGATATGGTCAGCAGCATAAAACAACTGCTGAAACAGCTGTGTGTAAAGAATAGATACCAAGAAATTAAAGCTGGAATCGTTGTCCGGTATCAAAGCAAACAGAGCAACCTTTTTTTCTCCAAGCGACGGCAAGTCAAGCTCATCTGTCGTGGTTAAAGAAGCAAGACTTTCAAGGTTGAACTTTTCCAATCTTGCCGCAAGAGTTATTTGTATGGACTTTAATGTTTTTGCCGCACCGGAATGATAAGAACGGTAATATTTAAGAGCAATATGGTCGGGATTTTTCATTTCAAGCTCGGCAAACAATTCGTCGAGGGGAGAAGGTCTTGTATCTTCCTCGTCCTCAATCGAACCGGCTCTTAGCATTTCCATAACCATTGCGAAGTTTTGTTCTTCTTCCGGTGCTTCATAGTGCAAATAGAACACCAAAGCAAGCAACAGCATTGAAGCGGAAGTGTCCCAAAATGGGTCTTGGGACTGACTGCCCTTTGGAGTGGTACTCTTGAAAAGGTTCGTCACGAGTTTTTGCACATCATTGTCATTCTGCAAATAGACAAATGGGTTATAACAATGGCTTTTCTCCATTGAAATCAAATCAAGTACACGAACTTCATAGCCTTTGCTTTCAAGAAGCTTTCCGGTGTCTCTCAGTATTTCGCCTTTCGGGTCAAGAATAACGAATGATGTGTTGCATTGCATAAGGTTCGGTTTACAGTAAAATCTTGTCTTACCTGCACCCGAACCACCGCATACAAGTGTATTTAAGTTTCTTCGGTGTTTCTTAGCATTAAGTCCTATACAAACATTTTGCGTCATCAGTTTGTTTGCAGAATCCGGCGACTGTCTGTATTTCTTATTTACGGCTCTTGCGTTGCCCCATTTAGCAGAGCCGTGTTCTTCACGCCTTCGGTAATTTCTCTGTGTTGAGAAGTAAATTCCAAGACCGAGTCCGTAGCAGAGAAGCAAAACGAGGACAGTTTTTAAGCTGTCCTCGCAAACTTCAATATGGAACGGTTTGTTAAAAGCCGACAAAAGGCTTGGCAGAATTTCCGGCAATCCTCCTTTTACAGAGGGTGCAATCAAAAGTGCCAGCCATACGACCGGGATAATACCGATGACGGAAAGAATAACAGCAGTCTGCCTTTCGTTATCTCGATTCACAAGAGCGTTCCTTTTCGATAACTTTGAACTTTTTCTTTGGGGCAGTTCCGACCTTAATGATAAGGTCATCGACAGCGTCGGTGGATTTACCCTCGTTCATCAAGTCCGTTTTTTCATCGTTGAGAGAACGGATAATAATGCCGTGTTCGTAATCGTCCAACGCTATATGATACATTTCTTCTTTCGCCATAATCTAACCTCTTATCTTTCATAGTCTTTTGAGCGAGCCTGCTTTTTCTTGTAAAGCTCATCGGAAACACGGGAATGAATATCCGCCATTGCGTTTCTTGTTTTGGAAAGCTCATAGCGAATATCTTTCGGTTCTTTGTTAGCGAGCTTATCCGGAATACGATTGATGGCAAAATTCTGCGTATCAATACCGTACTTTTTGCAAAGCATATATCCGATACATACTGCCTGAAAGCCCATATCGGAACGGCTGTAACTGTCGCTGTTGATAGAAAGCTGTGCGTGGCCAAGTTCCTGTGCTACGCACTGTGCAACAGCAACACTATCCCCAACATCACGCTTAACATACAAGGTCTGTTCCTCATTGTTATAGAACGCTGCCATATTGGGATAAGGAAGTTCGTCCGTTGCCTCAACATTAACCGGCGACGAATCAAGCATTGTAGTAATAAGCGCCTTTGGGTCACGATTGACTGTCGGCGCAGGCGGTCGTTTGCCGTTGGTCTGAGATACATCAAAGACCTTTTTTACATTGTAGGAAATTCCGGTTGTACCGTCACGCTTTGCATATTCAACAGGTTCAAGAATAGAAATGCTCTTTGCACCTTTCGTGATTTTGATGTTGTCTTTGCTCCAATCGTCAAAGTTTTTAAGCTGACTTGCTTCGGGCAGCTGCTTAAAAATGAGGAGAGCGTTGACAGCAGAGTATCTGTCAAGTCGGCTCTGAGTATCAAGAAAAGCCTTGAACTTTTCAGGACTTGCAACAATCCCCGTTGCGGTTTCATCAGCCATTTGATAAACGGCTTCTTTTTCTTTTCTCATCTTCTCGGCATATTCCTCTTTGGAAAGTCTCGGACGCTGACCGCCTGCCTTTGCAGGAGTAAAATTGTTTGTCATTATAATTACCTCTCTTTCAATTTCTTAGGTTTATTTTCCGGCTGTTTGTGTACAGTCTGTTTTGGTGCAGAGTTACTCTTTGCCTTATCTACCTCCGGCTCTTTGCGTTCTGCTTCTTTCTGTTGCTTGGACTGAGCCTTGTATCGGTCGAGCTTTTCTTTGACCGACGGCTTTTTCTGTCCGTCGCTTACAGCACCCTTGTCAGTTTGCATATCTACCGGCTCTGAGTTTTGCCTTGACGGAGGGTTTTTGTCCGTCTTGGCGACTGTGGGGTTTGATTGCGAGTACCCGTCTTTCTGAATTGGCTTTCGGGTTGCTTCCTCGGTAATGATTTCGTTTTTGGATTTAGTCGGCTTATCTTTTTCCAAGGCTTCTCGTTTTTCAACCGCTTTCTGCGACTCCGTAACGATGGCAGCCTTATCAACCTTACCGAGTTCAAATCTCTCAACGATACGCTGAATTTTGGAAGCGTCCTCCGCACGAGCAATAATATCAATCGGCACACTATCGCCCTTTGTGTTTTTATCCCTTAACACGCAGTAAAGAACGCCGTAGCGTTTTGCCTGTTCGGTGAATTTCTTTAAGTCCTTATTCGGAATAGAAAACACTTTCAACTCTTTGCCCGATTTAATCATATTGGTAAGACGGGTTTTACCTCTTGTCTTGTTCGCCTGCGTTGCTTCCTGCTTTAACACGGAAGCGAGAAGAATAGCAATATTCTTTGCAGCCGAACCGGTTAGTTTAGCAGCAACTTCAAAGCCTTCAAGAGATAATCTTACGACCTGTTCTGCTGCGTCACCTGAATTTGTCATTTCGGTTTTGCTCCTTTCTTTCTTGTTTTTCTTCGTAGGCTCTTACCGTTTCAAGATTGGCTTCAATAACCTTTGACCTTTCGGCAATGTCATCACAAAGACCGACCTCTTTACGGAGAGTCCACAATTCGCCGGTGATTGTTGAAATCTGTTCTTTGACCTTTGACAGCTCATCGTCACTCAAATTTTTTCTTAACTGTTTTCGCAGGTGCGTTCTGTCGTCAGTCAAAGTTTTGATTTGCGACAACACCGACTCTTTATATGAGAAAAGCTGTTCGTCCGTAGAAATGTTTTCTCGTCCGAGCAGCCTTGTCTCCTGTGTGATTTTATCCAGCTTCAACAAATCTTCTTTGAGAAGGTAATGAAGCCTTGCGGTATTTTGTTTTTTGTATTTAGGCAGATAACCGAGCTTGTAGCAGTAATGCAGATACAGCCCATACAGTCCGCCGACCTTTTTTATTTTGTGTTCTCTTGTAGGCAGTCGGTACTGTCTGATGACTACCGTCTGATTTGTAAACGGCATTAAGCGTACGCCTTGATTTTCAGTAAGCCTACGCTTGATTGCTTCTTCGGTGTAATCTTCACCGAGATTTTTAAGCCTTATCGGTTTTTTGTTTCCTTTCGGCACAATCGTCCAATACTTACGGCTTTCACTCAAACAATGCTCATAACCCATTTGAGTCAGCGCATAATCAAGACTTTTAAGATTCGTGCTGTGAGCAATCGCTTCGTCTATGGCTTGACGAGTCATTGAGTATCGAGTCGGCATTCCGGCTTGTTCCTGTTTGTAATAGTAGGATGATTGCTTACTACGATTTGGATTTGGATTATAATAAAGTCCGTACTTTTCGCAAATTTTATCTGCAACCAAGCGAAACTTGAACCACGCTTTTTCGTCGCCCCATAATCTCTTGCCGTCCACAAAGGAAACTGAGTTGATTACATAGTGGCAATGCAAATGCTTAGTGTTCAAATGAGTGGTTACTACCGCTTGAAATCTTTTGCCCCAAACTTCGTTTACAAACTCCATTCCGATTTTCTGTGCAAGCTCCGGCGAAATATCTTGTTCCTTAAAACTCAGGTATCCGTGGTAGGCTTGTATGCCTTCCTCTTTACCGTATGCCTGTTTAACCGAAACAAATTGGTCACGGGCAGTAAGCGGATTGCAGTTGATACCTTCGACGAAAAATTCACGCTCGGTTTTTTCTTCGTCCTTTGCGTAAGCCAACACATCACGGAGAGCCTGATACTGTTCCTCGGTGTAATTATCCGCCGCCGTCTTTGCGGGATTGGCTGCATAATCAATAACCTGACCGAGCCTTGAAGTGACTGCCCACAACTTACTTACTGCCATTTCATATCGCTCTCATTGGGTCTGAGAAAAACTCGTTCAACATCTGCCTGAAATTTATGCCAACGCTCCGCTTCTTTTTTAAGCTGCGTTGCGTCGGCAAAGCCGAGCGTATTTGCTTTTGCGGCAAGCTGGTTGATATTGTTACCGATTGCGGAAAGCTCACGCATAACATCGTAAAATCTTTCATCGGGCTTTTCTCTCGGCTCATAACCACGGAGAAGCAAACGGATAAGTCCGGCTTCACTAAGGCAAGCCTTCTTTGCTTTCTTCTGCAAATCCTGTGCTTCATCTCTGCTGAGTCTAACAATCTTCTGAATGTTTCTCTTTCTCATTTTCTGTGTCATCCTTTCTTGAAATAAAATAGTGTCTGTCTTTGTTTATCTGAAACAGGCACATAAAAACTACTCCTAAAAATCCGCCGATAACAATGCCGGCAGAAGTTAATACTATCTCTCTCAAAACATCCTCCTTTTCCTTTGGGGTATTAGGGGCAACCCCTAACGAGTTTTACCGTTTGGAAACTGTGTTTATCCAAATGGTCTGCTCGCTAAGTTTGTGCAGACTCGTAGGGTTGCCCCGGAGATTGTCTCTTTATCTCTCCATATCCTTCGATACCGGCTTATATGCTTTCGCTACAATACCGTTATCCGTCTGGTAAAAACGCTCCGGATACTTGAATTTATCCTCGTACTTTTTCATTAAATCCTTTGGCATACTGAGAAGTTTCTCCGACTCAATCGGTGCATAGGCAATGAAAAACTTGCCGGCAATAATGTCCAGCATTTCACGGTTGCTCTCGTCTTTCACATAGCACTTTTCAATCTTCCAACCGTCCTTTCCACCGTATTCATCAGCCATATATGCTTCCAGTCGCACATTTTTATCCGAGCCGTCAAGGGAAGAAGCATAGATAGAGTATCCACCCATACCTTCGATGAAAGCCTTATTGTTACTGCCGACAACATAGGTTCGTTCTTCCTCTGTATAAGATTTGTCGAAGCTGTCAGCTGTAAAAACAATATATCCGACAGTATGACTTCTATTTTTTTCTGCCTGCCGCAAATAGGCTTTCAACTGCTGATAACTCATCTCAACATTTTCAGGTTCGGAATAAATTGCCCTGTTGAGTTCAGCACCGTTCATCTTGCCTTCTTCGTTGCAAATGATTGCAACCTCATCATCAAACGGCATATATTCCTCAATATATCCGCCTACGGTTTCCTGCATTGCTTCCAGCGTATCCTCAATTTCAATAAGCTTCGGATACCTGCCCGGTTCAATAAGAATGACAGAAATCTTTTCAGAGGTTTCAACCTTTTCAAAGGTATCCTCATCAATGTTTAGTGCAAGTGAGCTGCCGTTTTCCCACCTCATATGGATTTGACCTGCGTCGTCAACGAACTTAACCGTTCCTTTCAAACCATAAGGCATTTGACTTTCGCCACGCATTTCTTGGAGAATAATCTGCGTTCCCTCCGGGTACATTTCTCTGATTTTTTCAACATTCATCTTTCAAAACTCCTTTCGTGTTTCTTTGATATTCCTAACTTGATACAAAGAAAGTCGTTGACATCTTTTCCACACTTGGGCGGATCGTCAACGACTTCATACTTATCCGAAAGAATAGTTTGCAACGCTTTGGTTGCTTTTCTTCCGGCAATATCATTGTCCAAATGGAGAACGATACGCTTAATTGACTTGTCTTTTTCAAGCAAATTTCTAACCGTAACAGGCACTTTCGAGTCCCCGATATTTTGCTTTGGCGAGTACACTCCGGCAAGAGAAATAAGATTATACTGTCGCCAATTCTTTCCCTCCAACTTCATCAAAGTGGCATAGGAGAGTAGGTCAATGGCACATTCAAAAAGATGAACCTCGCCGGTGTTTTCGGCAGTAAGACGGAATGAATATTGCTTTTTACTGCCGGTGCAGTCGCCCATAAGTCTTGATTGATTTGTGGCTCTGTAAGCTGCATACTTTGGTTTATTGCTTTCGTCATAGCCGATAAAAACAACATTGTGATACGGCAGCGATTCAATTACCAGTTCCTTTTCCAAACAGTAATTGATGATTTCATAATCAATGCCACGCCCGAAAAGATATTCAAATACCACATCGGTAGAGGGACTTCTTTCAGGTAGAAGCAACGGCTGATTAGGATAACTTTTTGTATTTTCGGGTGTCGGAGACCTTACCGAACCGTTTCCCATAATGGTCTGAACCGCTTCAACGAAGTCCATTCCACGAACTTTAATAAGGTAATCGAGGGCAGTTTTGCCCCCGATACCTCTTGACCACCACATCCATTTTCCGTTTGAAATTTTCAAGCTGTCGTGGGTTCTTGTGGTATAGGTGTTATTTGAATACTTCACAAGCTCGTTCGGTTCATACTCTCTGAGATAAGTCAATAAGTCCATTCGCTTGGCTTCGGTTATAACCTCCGGTGCGATATATGGCATATAAACCACCTCGCTTTACACAAGGAAGTCGATTACCTTATCGCTTATCTCATCGCAATAAGCGAGCTTCGCAATCAGCAAAAGAACATCGGTGACCGGACACTTAACATCATTCCAGAAAAGCCAAGCAATTTCCGCAAGGTCTTCTTCCTCATAAAGAGCTATAATGTCAGCCTGTGAAAAATCGGTTTGAATACTGATGTCAATGAGTTCTTCATAGAAGCTGAGTTTAGCAATTCTGAGATTGATTTCCGCCTTATTAGCCGGAAGTTTTTCGTTTTCCAATTCGTGATAAGCATTGCTTAATCTGCGAACAACGCACATCTGTGGTGCGTCAAACGGATTGATTTCCTCGTTTCCGAAAAAGAAATCTACCGTTAAATCCTTTTCTTTCATATTATCTTTCATAAGTTTTCTCCTTTCGTGCAGTCGGTACTTCGCCCTCATCAGGTTCACCGCCGACAATTTCATTTTCTGTTTTGTCCATATTGAGCAGGATATTAAGTTCATCAAGTCTTGCAAGTTTAGACCTCAATTCTTCTTCCTGAGCAAAAGGTTTTTGAACTTCTTTCTTTGCAGTTTCAAATTGAGTTTTGGTGTTTTCAAGTTCGCTTTCAGCAAAGGTTAAACTCTCCGCAAACTTCTCAATACCGTTGTCAATACGAGTGATGTTGCCGTGTGCGTCGTCGCCGAGTGTAATGTTTTTGCTTGTCACACCTTTAATCCTTTCCTCGTAACTGCGCTCCGTGGTGTTGAAAAGAAGTTCCGTTTCAAATCCTCTGTACTTTCCGAGAGGAATAGGGTCAGGGCTGTTCATCTGCTTGCAGGCTTCAATGATTGCTTTGCCGGCTTCTGCTTTTTCGGAATAAAAAACGCCCTTAACCTCCATACCGATAAAGCGGTCATCTGTTGGTTTCGGGTGTTGTTTCGCAGTTTCCACATCTGCTTTTAAGCCGTTAATGCGGTTCTCAAGAGAAGTGATACACTGCGGGTAATATTTGATTATCTTATCTTCCAAAGCGTATTTTTCAGAAAGAAAATTGGATTTTAACAGTTTCAACTTTTGTACCTGAATATCTAAATCCATCTTCTCTTTGATATACGGATTGCCGGTTGCAAGCATTTTAATCTCGGCATAAGACAGTGCGGTTTCGTCAATATCTTCCGCACTTCTGACCGGAGATTTGCTCGTCATAATCTGACTTGCAAACTTTTGCTTGCCCTCTACAAGCTGATAGAGATATGCGTCAAAGGTCTGTTCCGTAACATAGCGGTAAATATCTACTTCCGGGTTTGAGTTGCCTTGACGGATAATGCGACCGCTGCGTTGCTCCAAATCTGCCGGTCTCCACGGACAATCAACATCGTGAAGTGCGATAAGCCTGTCCTGAACATTCGTCCCGGCTCCCATCTTTTGAGTAGAACCGAGTAACACTCTGACTTCGCCTTTGCGTGTCTTTTGGAATAACTCCTTTTTCTTAACATCGGTGTCTGCTTCGTGGATAAAGCGAACTTCACTTTCGGGAATGCCTCGCTCAATCAACTTCTTTCTGATGTCGTTATACACCGAAAAAGTACCGTCGTTCTTTGGCGTTGATAGGTCGCAGAACACAAGCTGCGCCGATTTCTTGTCGGTTGTTTCTTCCCAAATGCGATAGATGTTGTCAACGCAGGCATTGATTTTGCTGCCCTCATAATCGGGTAACATATCATTGAGCATACGCTGGTCAAGTGCCAACTTTCTGCCGTCGTTTGTGATTTTAAGCATATTGTCAACGCTTGAATCCACACCGCCGCTGCGAACTTTCTCGGCTCGCTCTGCAAGAGAGGCAACCATTTCTTTCTGCATTTCAGACGGCTTGACCGCTACATTGTGAAAGTGTGCCTCGGGTACAGGCAATGCCAACATATCCGCTGTTTTAATGTCTGCAACCTCCTTGAACATTGCCATAAGTTCCGGTAAGTTGTAGAACTTTGCAAAGCGTGTTTTTGCTCTGTATCCCGTACCCTCCGGTGTAAGTTCAACGGCTGTTACAGTTTCTCCAAAGGTACTTGCCCAAGCGTCGAAGTGTTGTAATCCGTTCTTCACAAGAGTGTTGTACTGCAAGTATCGCTGAATAGTATAGAGTTCCACCATACTGTTTGAGATAGGAGTACCGGTTGCAAATACCGTTCCTCGACCACCTGTAATCTCATCAAGATAGCGACACTTCATAAATAGGTCGGAAGATTTCTGTGCTTCTGTCTGTGCGATACCGCCTACATTGCGCATTTTGGTGTAAAGGTACAGGTTCTTGTAGTAATGACTCTCGTCAATAAAGAGCCTGTCCACACCGAGTTCTTCAAAGGTAACAACATCGTCCTTGCGGCTTTGGTCATTGAGTTTTTGCAGTTTCAACTTCACAGCCTTTTTCGACTTTTCAAGCTGCTTAACGGAGAAGTTTTCTCCACGGTTTTTCTTTAAGTCGATAATGCCGTCAGTCAATTCCTGAAGCTGTTGCTCCAAGATTGCCCTCTGCCTTTCAACAGACATAGGTATCTTTTCAAACTGACTGTGACCGATAATAACTGCGTCGTAATCTCCGGTTGCAATCCTGCCACAGAACTTTTTACGATTCTTAGTTTCAAAATCTTTCTTCGTTGCAACAAGAATATTAGCCGCAGGATAGAGTTGTAGAAACTCAGCAGCCCATTGTTCGGTAAGGTGGTTCGGGACTACGAACAGCGACTTGTTGCAAAGTCCTAAACGCTTTGACTCCATAGCGGCTGATACCATCTCGAAAGTCTTGCCTGCACCGACTGCGTGTGCAAGCAGCGTATTTCCGCCGTAAAGAATATGTGCTACCGCATTTTTCTGATGTTCACGAAGTTCAATTTCGGGGTTCATACCGTTAAAAGTAATATGACTTCCGTCATACTCACGGGGTCTTATGCTGTTGAATTTTTCGTTATACATCTTCGTGAGTTTTTCTCGGCGGGTAGGGTCAGCCCATACCCAATCTTGGAAGCCTTGCTTGATAAGTTCCTGCTTTGCCTGTGCGATTGCCGTTTCTTTTTTATTAAGAACGGCTTTTTTCTTACCGTCCTCATCTTCGATATAGTCAAAGATACGGACATCTTTCAGGTTCAGCGTTTCCTCGATTATCTTGTATGCGTTAATACGGGAAGTGCCGTAAGTGCTGTACGCTTTCACATTGGAACGGTCATAACTTTTGCCCTCAATGTTCCATTCGCCGGTATATTGAGAGTAGTGTACTTTGATGTTCCATTGTGCATAGCGTGGAGTATCGAGAAATTCAAACATAAACTTCTCAAAGATTTCGGGCGGTATCCAAGTTGCACCGAGCCTTACGGATATTTCGCTTGCGGTCAAGTCTTTCGGCTGAACTTTTTCCAGAGCCTCTACATTGATTTTGTAATCTTCGGGATAAACCTCGGCAGACTTTTTAGCTGTAATAAGTTTTTCTCGGACATTTCCCGAAAGGTACTCATCTGCCATCAAATACTTTTGCTCGGTTACATTTCCATAACCATAAAGCGGGTTTAAGAATATGACGCCCTTTAAGTCGGAGAATAATTCTTCTTCGCTTTTGCCTGTAAGCTCTCGCATATATTCCATATCAACGGTTGCTTTCTCTCCCATAGATACGGCAAGCGCTTCGTCCGCCGTATCAACCTCCGTTATTGGTTTATGCGGTTTGATTGTACGCTTAAAGAACATATCTGCCTTGCGTTCAAGTTCACCGTTTTCGTTGATAACTTCAAGTGCGGAAAGTAGGGCAAAGGAACTGTCATCACCGAATGCCGACACATTGGCTCTGCTGTTAATCAGTCCGTATTTCTTTGTATAACCGTCATAAAGGCTGTTGAGTTTTGACTGCTCGGCTTTGATTTCTTCGTCGGGATAATCTTCGGTTTGAAGTTCAATCAGGTTGCGGACACAATCTCTTATCGCAACCATACCCTTAATGCGGTTTTCGGCTGTTGCCGATACCTCAACAAGCGACATACAAGAGTTCTCACGGAAATAGATTTCATCGTCAACAATCGTGTATGAAAAGTTTCTCACATTCGGGTCTGCCGGGATAGAATTATTTTCTTCCTCAAGTTCATTTTCCACTTCGTAATCGGAAATTTCTCCGTGTATATTCGCTACCGCTTCCGATAACAATTCGGATAAATCTGCATTTTCAAACGGTACGCAGGTTACTTCTTCGCCAAAGCGACCGCTTACTGTTTTCATTTCGCCCAGTATCATTTCAGGATGCTCTACAAAATATGAGTTCATCGTGATACCGTTTTCATTTGTGCCAAGTTGTACCCAGTCAGGTTCAATATCAATAAGCCTGTCACGCTTTTGCAAGAACAAAATATCCGATACGACCTCTGTTCCGGCATTGCCCTTAAAAGTATCATTCGGCAGTCTGATTGCTCCGAGAAGTTCTGCTCTTTGAGCAATATATTTTCTGACCGTTGAATTGGTTTTATCCATTGTGCCTTTGCTCGTAACAAGAGCCATTACACCACCGGGTCTTAACTTATCCAAAGACTTTGCAAAGAAATAGTCGTGAATAAAAAAGTTGTACTTATCGTATCTCTTATCTGCAACTTTGAAATCGCCGAACGGCACATTGCCGATGACTCCGTCAAAGAAACTGTCGGGAACATTGACTTCTTCAAATCCTTGTGCCGCTATTGAGGACTTCTGATAAAGCTGCTGTGCAATACCTGCTGATATGGTATCAAGCTCGACGCCGTACACCTTTGCATTTTCCATTGATTTCGGAAGCATACCGATAAAGTTACCGATACCGCAGGATGGTTCAAGCAGGTTGCCCTCCTGAAATCCCATCTGTTCCAATGCCTTGTAAATGGCGGTTGAAACTTCGGGGGGAGTGTAAAAGGCAGTCAAGGTACTTTCTCTTGCCGCTGCGTATTCATCGGGCGTTAATACAGAGGAAAGCTCCAAATATTCAGTAGACCACGCTGAGTTTCTCTCATCAAATGCTTCGGGAATGCCGCCCCATCCAACATATTTAGAAAGAATTATCTGTTCTTCCAGTGTGGCAAAGCGGTTTTCTTCCTGACATTTTTTAAGAAGCTGTATCGCCATAATATTGCGGCGAAAACGCTCTTTCTTGCCGACTTGTTCAACTGGATTAGAACGCAAATCAAAATTGTTTCGCTCTGCCATCGGCACATCAGGGTGCAGGTCAAAACTTTTTACCTTTTCTTTTTTCTTCTGCTCCCAAGCAGGAACAATCGGCTCAGGTTCTTTATCGTAACCGTTTCCGATACGAATGCCCTCGTTATACATCTCATCGTAGCTGTCAAAACCGTTTTGAACGGCTACAATTTCTCGGTAGTCCTCAATCGGAACTTTACCGATATTGGTTGCTACCATATCGCTTCTTTCGGCGTTTTCAATGAGTGAGTTCATTGTTGCAGAAGTGCAGCCGGTTAAATCCGGTGTCTGTTTGAAAGCATTATCTGCTTCTTCAAACCATTCCGTACCTACATCGGCAAGAGTTTGATTTGCGATACTGCCGAGATAATCAAAGAAGTCATCTGCCGATTTGTGCCTTTGTGCCGCTTCTCTAATTTCATCAAAAGAGAGTTCGTTAGTAACATACTGACCGCCGGCATTGCTGTCGGGGTTGAAGTACATCCAAGTAACGCTTTCTTGCTCTCGGTTAATGAAAAAGGCATCTTCATAATCTGTTTTCTGTTCGGTTTCGGTATCGTTTTGAGCGATATTTTCGCCTGTATCTGCTTTTTCTGCGGCAGGTAATACCGTTACTCTCAGGTGTTCGTTCATTGGATTTTCACGCACTTTACGGTCAAATTCCGAACGCTCAAACTCTTTGTTAAATAACGGCATTTCGGTATCATAAAGCATTACTCTCTCATCATCAAAAGATAAGATTTCGTATTCCGAAGCACCGATATATACCGTATCGCCAAGATGATATTCATAGCGTGCTTCCGTTTCTACCTCGTTGTTTTCAGTTTCGGGTGGGGCAGAAGAAAGTATTTCACGATTTCTTTGCTGCTCTGCAAGTTCTGCTCGCCGTTCTTCTTGTTTTTCAAGCCACTTTGGATACTGCTCCTTTTCTTTTGGATTGAGGTATCTGTCCATACGGATAAGTTCTCCGATACGCTTTTCAACCTGATTCCATTTAAGAGTGAGTTTAGGTGCGTCGTTTCCAAATCCTCTTGAAAGAGTTATGCCTTTTCCATCGTGATTTTCATCAATACCTGCACCGATAATAACAGGATATGAACCGCCCCAACCGTATTCATTTTTGAGAAAATCTGCGTTTTCCTTTGCTGATAGGCTCTTTTCAAACTGCTCATAGATACGCATTTTGCCCTCGGATATTCCGCTACCTCGGGTGAGGACTGCGTCGATAATCTCCTGAGAAAAAGTAAAGGCAGAGGTTTTCTTTTCCTCCGCCTGACTGCTTTCTATTAAAGATAACTGACTGTCTGTTGACGGTAACGGCTTTATCTCATCGGACAATTCTCCTAAAAGCCTCATTGCCTCAAAATGCTGTGCAATTACACCCCAGTCGTAGTAGCTTTGAGCCGTTCTGTTGTTATAACTTCCTTCCCACAAATGAAGAACATTCTGAAATGTCTTATAGCCTACCGTTCTGCCGTCCTCCAATGTGAGTTCGGTGTAGTCGTTATTGAAAATACTCTTAACATATTCAGTCCTGTCCGCATTGTCTGTGTCTCTTTCAAAAAAATCTTTGATTTCTTCTTTTGAAGCGGACAGGTGTGGGGTAGTGCCGAGTATCTCTCTGACTGTATCATCTCCGCCGAAAAACGGTAGGCTCTTGTCCTCGTGTTCTCTGTCGTAATACTCTAATTGAATATTACCTGTTCCTTCACGATTTCCTGTGCCGAGTTCCTGATGTTGTTCATCAAGCGAACCCATTTCATCATATCGTTCGCTTTCATCTGCTCCGTCAGCCCCTCTTTCTGTGCCATCTGTTTGACCAAGGTTTCCTCCAACTCGGTCGCTCTCTGCTGTACTTCCGACAAGTGCTGCGTCAATGCTCCTTTCGTCAGCAGATTGTAATACAGGATTTTGTGATGTTGCTTCAGATAAGTTCTCCTCATCTGCGACCATCTGCCGAGAGTCACCTCCGGCTGTTCCGGTAATGTCAAGTCGGGAATCAGGTAATCTCCCTGCTTCGTGTATGTGATTTCTTTCATCGTCAAAACTCCTTTCGTTTTTGTTTTCGTCTTTATTGTACTCAAAGCCATTCCTTCTATCAAATGTGCGATTTTCTTTATCCAAAGCCATAACGGTTTTAGATATTTCAGAAAGTCCCATTTCTGCAATATCGCTTGTGGCAATGCCGAGAGCATTAAGCGTGTCCTGCGTATTGAAGTTTGTTACATCACGGAAATCATCGGTTTCAAAGTATTCTTCTGCATTTATACCGAGCCTTGACATCATCATATATGCCACGCTGTTTGCAACAACCTTTTTGTAAAGGCTTGCAATCATATCCTCGCTGAGTTCTTCAAGGAAACTGTCCTCACTATTATACACAAGGTCATTCAGATAGTCTGGAAGATTATCCTCGGCAGCATTTTGTGCGGCACTCATAACCGCATTGCTCAAATTGTTCTTGTTTTCAAGCTCACCAAATGTGCTTTCAAGTGTTTCAATCACACTTGCGGCATATTCATCTCTCATATTCCAAAGCGGAACAGGACGGGAATATCTGCTTTCGTGTGTATCGGATATATCGAAGTAGTGGGTGAGTCTTTGTCTGCTTCTGTCTGCGTCCTCAAACACGGCAATGCCTTTTGCGCCTTTATTTACCCAACGACCAAAAGAAGTATTCCATCTTTCAATTTCAAGCACAGCCGTTGCGTCGGGTCGCTGTGCAAAGATAAGCAACTGCTCGTCAAAGCGCAGTTTGTAGTTTCTGCACGCAGACTGCAAGAAATTCTTCCAGTTCTGCGGATTTGAAACAACCGTCTTGCAGGTTCTGTCATAGAGTTCGGATATGAGTTCGTATTTTCTCGCCATTTACTTGCACCTCCTTATCGTGTTTTTTCTTTGCTTTTTGAGGATTTCATATTTTCCTTTTCGACCGGTTCTACAGTATGACCGTTTCTCTCGCAAAGCTCGGCGAACTCACAGATGTGGTATAGATTTGTGCCGACCTCCAAATGATAGTCGTCTATATATCTGCAAGTTCTTTCCATTGTTTTGCCATCGCTGAGTTTAATGGTTATTTTTTCGCCGTCCGCAATGCGAAACTGCTCTTTATAGTGGGAGTCGATGAAACGAATGCCACGCTCTGCGTCTTTCAAGTGGCTGTTTAGCCATTCCTTCTGATAGCAATAGCAGTACAAATTGTACTCGCCCTTATTTGGGTTAAGTCTCATCAGATAGCTGAACTTATCCGTATCAAGGCGAATACCGTAATGATTGCGGTCGTCATTAAAGGAGCTGTCGGGAGTGGAATAACAGTAAGAGGACATAGCCTTTCTGCCGGACAAAACATCTCCGTCACGCAACCCGTTTATAACGCCATCAAATTCAGCCTTAAATTCATCGGTTTTTAAGTCTTTTCTGAAATCGTTCCAAGTCGTCCAAAACTCGTTACCGGTAGAACCGAAGTCCGCTCGCAAATATCCGATAAGACCGGTCTGCATAGAGAGCTGCTGACTTTGACTGAATGTGTATTTACGCTCTGCTTCGGTCAATACTCTGTAATCCATATTCATCACCTCGCTTGTTCATTGGGTTGTCGTTGCTTTGAAATAGAGAAGCCATATACTCCGGCAATCTCATCGCCGAGCCTTTTGGTAACTCGTGTGATGTCGGCTCTCGTGGCTTTTCCGTTATATATTTTATCTTGCAGGTTTTCAATCTGCGTATCGCTCACACCGTCTTTAAATACACGGTATAGATAATGATTTGTGCCGTCGTGATGAACGGCGTCGGCACGAAGGTCGCCGTACTTATCCACATACCATTCGGTGTAATCGGTATCGGAATAAAGGCAGTCTTTTATATTGCCGGAATCAATCATCTTGTATCCCGACGCTCTGCCGTTCCATCTGCCGAGGTCGCCGATAACGATAATCGGCTGTGAAAGCTGAATATCGAGATTTAACCTTTCATCGGAAAGGTAATCGTCATTTGCTTCAACCATATACTCATATAGCTTGTTTTCGTCGTCAGGGTCATCATCTAATTCGTTAGCTTCAATATATTCCTTGTAACCCTCACGCCAATCATCGGCTTCAAGGTTCATATTGCTCCATATGATACGACGGTCACTCTGTTCCTGCCTGCTCATCAACGCCACCTCCCAAATATGAGAACAGCTTATTAGCTTTGGTCTGCTTCTGAAGCTCGATAATAAGGCTCATATCCGGAATAGTGATACCGGGGATTTTCAGAATGTTCTCCATATCAAGCTGCTGCAATTTCTTTTCCGTATTGCAACCTGCTTCAAACAACTTTGTCAGAAGCTTTGTTTTCTGTTGAAAAGTAAATTTCTCTTTCATTGTTTGTCCTCCTTATCGGAATTTACGATTTTGCATAGGTTCGATACATATGCTCACAACGCTTTCGTCCTCTCTGAACTTCCGGACTTGGCGCAAGTTCGGGGTGTGATGCTTGAAGCTTTGCTCTTGACCTTCTGACACTTTCAAAATGAGGCAAATGCAGTTCCTTATAGCAATTCATAATCACTGCAAATGGCAAACTGCCTATGTCCTGATTTTCATACCGTTGGTAACAACGATTGCAAACAAGAAGATACAGTTTCATATCGTCGTTTCGTGCGTCTGTATTCTCTTTGAGAATAGTAAGCACTTGATTTTCTATTGTATTGGGATTATTCATTTCATTCCTCCAAAAGAAAAAGGGCGGAGTTTTTTACGCTCCGCCCACTGTGTTTTTCCTTATTTCTTTCTGTTCTTAATCTGCAAGAAGATAAAGCCACCGATAATAAAGGCGACCAATACAACTGCTACGATTGTTTTAGTGTCCATTACTCATCGTCCTCCTTTTTCTTTTTTCTGAGTGCAACAAAGGCTGTTCCCGCAATACCGAGAGCAGAAAGTCCTGCAAGTGCAGTCCACAAACCGACATTGCTGTTATCTCCGGTCTTAGGCGTATCTCTGAGAACATTGTGCATTTCCACAACGGTGGTAGAACCAACCTTTACGCTTGCTTTCTTATCGGCAGGTAAAACATATCCGGCAGATACATTGTCGCTGACCTCGGACACTGTGTATTCGCCGATACGAAGCCCTTCAATAAAGATTTCGCCGTTCTTATCGGTTGTAAAGCTACGGTCATAACCGTTTTCTCCGGTTACTCTGAAAGTGAAGCCCTCAACCTTACCGTCGGAAGATGTCTTTTTGATTTTTAAGTTTCCTTTCATCGCTTCGTTGATAAAGCCGACTCCTGCTTTGTTTTCTACCTTGTAAGTTGTTTCATCGTTTTCAATGAATACGGAGTAAACGCCCTTATCAAGCACAAATCCCTCCGGCGCTTTTACTTCCCTTACAAGATATTTTCCGTAGAGAAGTTCTTTCATCTCGTAGATACCTGTTGCGGTTTCTTTTAGATTTCCGATAAGCTCATCACCGTCGTCCAGTTTACCGTCGCCGTTTACATCCTTATACACTTCAAAGGTTGCACCTGTAAGTTTGTTGTCGGGATAATCTGCGTCAACCTTGGTAAGCTGAATGTTACCGTGAATATACTCATCGGTAATTTCAACTTCAATGACCTGTTCGTTTTCGGAAATGTTTACTTCATAAGAAGTATCATCAAGGACAAAACCTGTCGGCGCTTCAATTTCTCTCACAATCCAATTACCGTAAGGCACTTTTGCAAAAGAAAAACTGCCGTCTTTCTGTGATACGGCAGTCATTAAAGCGTGTTCTCTTGTAAATACGGTTTCATCTGCTTTGAAGATACCGATTAAGGCTCCGTTCAATGCTTCGCCGTTCTCGTCAATCTTCTTACCGGATACAGAACCGTAGATGAGTTTGTTCTCAATCGGCTTTCCGTCATTTACTTTGATTTCAACCGTTTCGGTATCCTGACCGGCATACTCGAATGTGAACGGATACTGTGTATCCGAGAGGATATAATGCTCATCTGTGGCAATTTCCTTGATATAGTAGCTGCCAAACGGAAGGTCTGTATTCGCAATCGCTGTTCCATTTTCATCAAGCGTGATAATCTCAATCAAACAATCTGCCGGAATGACTGTGCCGCTTGAAGATACTATATCTTCTTTTGCGTATAGTCCGAAGCTGATGTTTTTGATTTCATCATTCTTGCCGATACCAAAGGTTTCGTCCTGCTCTAAGATTTTCCCAAGAGAAATCTTCACTTTCTGTCGCTCGTTGACGAAGCTGGTTGCGATTTCTGTTACCGCTACATCCTGACCGGCATAAGTGAGTTCAACCGAATGCTTTTCTTTGTTGATGACCATACCTGTCGGTGCTTTGGTTTCAACAACGGTGTATTTACCGAGATAGAGTTCCTTGCTCTTGGCAAAGCCGTCCTCATCTGTTGTTACGGTATCTACCACATCGCCCTTGTGGTAACGGAGCGTGCCGTCCGGTGTGATAACATCTTCATCGGCTGTGATTTCATAAACCGCATCTGCAAGTCCTTTGACCTTATATACCGGCTGGAAAATTGCTTCTTTATCCTCCTCGCCGGTTACATTTACACCGAAGAATACCTCTCCCGTTTTCTCAACGGAAATCGTACCCTTCTGAGCCATATTCGGTTTATCCACATTAATCAATGTGATACCGCCTTCCTGAGTGGAATTTTCTTCTGTCACATCAAAGAAAACAGGTGTGCTGTCGAGTACATATCCATACGGAGCCTGAACCTCTACAAGAGAATATCCCTTTCCATAGTCCAGTTTTTCAGGTGTAACAAGCTGACCGTTTGCGTCAGTATAGAATGTGTCGATGGTTGTCGGTGTCGGATAAGTAAATGTCATACTTACTTTGTTTCCGGCAGGGTCATAGATTTGGAAGCCTGCACCTGCATACGGAATTGTCTTGCCTGTTTCTGCATCAACCTTTACCACCTTGATATAGCTTTCAAAGTTTGCGTTGTTGATGAGATAGCGGTAAGTCTGACCGTCCTGAGAAATGAAAACATCAAAGTCTTTCATCAACTCACGACCTTCCCAGCCTTTCGTCTGATGAACGGTATATACACCGTATGGCATATCCTTTGTCTGAGCAAAACCGTTTTCATCACAGACAACAGTATCTCGTTCATCTTCTTCTGCTGCTTCAAAACTTCCGGAAGATTTAAGATAGATTTCAAAAGTTGCACCGCTTTCAGGTGTTTCAATCTTTGTTTCACCGTCATCGGTGTGTTTGATGATAGCGATATTTCCTTTCATAACCTGTTCGGTAACATCGTTAGAAACAAGGTTGTGTTCAATCGTAAAGAGCTTTGGTTCTGCACCTACCTTGTGTACTGTCTTATCAAGAAGATAGCCCTCGGACGGTGTGATTTCTCTTACTGTCCAGTCGCTGTCGCAGACATATTCTTTTGTGGTAAACTGTCCGTCGCTGTCGGTTACATACTTATCCACAAGTGTTTCGCCTTTATAGATGCCGTAAACAGCACCGGAAAGTTTAGCGTCGCCCTGAGCTGTGCCTTCTTCACGGTCGCTCTTTGTAACGGTAACGCTGAACTTCTTCAAGATGTTTGTGAAATCACGGTTTGTAACCTCGTTCCATTTAATCGGTGCCGTCTGCTTTTCGGGAACTACATAACGGATAGCAGTATCTACTTCCTCAATGGTATATGGTGTACTTCCGCTGATAAGCACATCTTTGAATGTTGCAATACCGTTTTTGTCGGTTACTGCGTACTCATCAACGGCGATACCTGCAAGAGAAGTACCGTAAAGGTGGAATTTCACACCCTCCACAAGATTATCTTCCGATGACTTGATGACCTGAAGATTACCTCTTTTGAGAACATTATTGAAGTTTACGGTTGCCACCTGACCGGCAACAACAGTTACTCTGTGAACCTCCTGCGGGACATATTTATCAATGGACTGTTCCGTTACGGTATATACGCCGGGCATAAGATTATCAAGCTGAAACTTACCGCCGTTTGCTGTGGTAACAGTCTGATTAACTCCGTTGCCTGTGATAGTGAATTTGATACCGTCAACCTTTCCGTCCTCGCTGGTTTTTACAATCTTGCAAGAACCGTAGCTGACTTTCATTTTTACAAAGCCGCTTACAGGGTCGCTGACATTCTGACTGTACGAAACGACATCTTGAATACCGTTACCGGGAGAGTTTTTACCGTCCGTCCAAACAACAATGCCCTTGCGAGTGCCGTTTGTTTTGGTTGCGGTAATTGTAAATTCCTTACTCGGAGCTTTTGTCATTGAAACTATCAACTTGTTTCCGCTTTTAGAAAAAGTCACGCCGTCAATATTGGCAGAAAACTCATAATTGCCAATCACACCATTTGAGTCTGTAAGAGTAGTAACATACTTGCTTCCGTCCCATTTAAGTTCATTCACCTTTGCAGAGCCGCTTGACTTAGTACAGAAACTCGGCACTTTTGTGTGCTTCTGTACGCTTTCCGACATACTGTTATAGTAAGCCATAATACGGCTATAAAGGGGATGACCCTTTTGAATATGGTCGAGAATAGCATCATAACTGCCGGGCGACTTATGATTAAAACTTTCATCTCTTTCGCCGACAATGGTTTCCCAAATAAGGAGCTGTGTTGCGATTGCGTGTGAAAGTTTATCTGCGTCATCGCTGTTCTGCGACTTCCAACTTGTGCTGATGCTGCCGCAATATCCGTACTGCAAAATACGACCGATATTAAGTCGAATATCATCTCCTGAAATTGTACCGTTAGAGCCGAGATTATTGAAATAGTCCTCGTTTTTCTCGGTAAGTGTATCTCCGGTATGCTGACCTGTACCCGGCTCGATGCAGTAAGCAATATTGCCCGAATACGAACCCATTGCTCTGAGTGAATCGGTGCTTATTGCGTGAGAGTACCAACCGTTCATAAATTTGAGTTCACCGTGACCCCACTTACCGTTGTTGTTCGTATCTCCGCTACGGGGAAGTTCCATAATATACACATCGGACTTCGTACCCGAAGCGGCATAGGCAGTTGTCCCGATATTTGTAAATACACCGAGACTGAGAACCGCCGCCATTACAAGCGATACGGCTCTCTTGAATTTCGTTTTTACCATTTGGTTTTCCTCCTTAAAATGAAAGAACGCACCGATTATCAGTGCGTTCAATTCTGTGTTTGATTTAGTTTTAGCAATATCCGATGTAGATTTCGTATTCCGTATCGGATACCTTTTCAGCCCATACCCATACTGCCGTAAAGCCCTCAACATTTTTGTATCTGTTCAGCCTACTTTTAATGTCGTCTTTAATGCCTGTTCGCCTGCTGTTCGCTGTAATAGGATTATCCCAACATTCCGTTGCTGTACTGTCCAGTTCTAAACCGATACTTTGAGCATAGCTCTTTGCGTAACTCACATATTCGCTCACATCAAAAGTCTGCTTTGGCGACTCTGTGGGTTTCGGCTCTTTTGGCTTTTCAGTCGGCTTTGGTGTAGCGGATGTTGGTTCTTTTGATTGTTCCGTGTGCTTTTCGGAAACAGTCGGTGTGTTTGTCCGCTTTGACGGTTCTGCTTTCGGTTTTTCAGAACTTTTTTCTTCCGCCGGTTTTGACTGAACATTGCTGATAGCCTTACTTTCATCAACTTTTCTGCTTTCGTCAGTCGTATTCGGTGTTTTTTCCTGAATAGCCGTACTTTCCTGTTCGGTTGATGTTTCTTCCTGAGATTGCGTTTCAGTATTACCAGCCGGAAAAGAAGTCTCTGTTTTCGTTTCATTCTTTGCGGCTTCTTTGGCTGTGTTACTGCTGCAACCAACAAGTAAAATCATAAAACAAGCAAGCATACAAGCGGTTAATCTCTTTTTCATAGCATATCGCTCCTTTCGCCTTAATCGTACTCAATTAGGCAAAAAACATCAAAGGTGCGAATAGCCGAACTTTTTATCGTAGCAGACATTTTGCTTTCACTTCAAATGTGCAAACCCTTTATTAGATAGCTATATGTTAGTTGAGATAGATATATTTAAGGGAGATAGAATATATCTTTTCAGCCGGTAAACAGTAGGTAAATATAGGGGTAGAGTGTGAGAAGGGGAAAGGCTATCGGCTGTCACGGTCAGCTCTCTGTTTGAGAAACTTGTTGTAATGCTCCAAAGCCTTGCACACGAACTCCTCGGTTTGACTTACCGGGATATTCTTCGGGATAAGTTGTCGAACTCTGTCGCCCCTTAACACGATTTTCTCTTTTTGATTTGGCTTTTCCTCCGACATAATGGCTTGGATAGCCTCGGTTGTGAGTTTGCCCTCATCAAAAAACTTTCGCATACGGATAGTTTGGTCGTGAGACGGTGTAGCGTCATTCATATCAATTTCGTCCACCACATCACGCTGACTGTCCTCGTCAAGATACGACAATTCAACCGCCGGTCGCATTTTAATTCGCCCCTCATCAACGAATTCAAGCAGTTCGGGAACAAGGTTTGTTAGGCGGACATATCTGCGTATCTGTTCTCGACTTTCGCCGACCTGATTTCCTAATTCTTCATTAGTTCTTGACTTTGACACCAGTGGTGTCGAAGTTAAATCTGTTCGCTGTCCTTGTCTGTTCATTGCTTCCAAACGCATTTTGTAGGCATAGGCTTTTTCGCTTGGCAGTATCTGCGACCTTTGAAAGTTGCTCTCAACCATTAGGATTGTAGCTTCATCTCGGTTAAGGTCAACAACCTCACAACGGAGCGTATCAAAACCGGCAAGTTCACTTGCTCGCTTTCGCCTGTGTCCCGATATGAGTTCATATCTGCCGTCTTCTTTCTGCCTTACCGTTGCCGGAGTAATCACTCCACGCTCCTTGATACTCTCGACAAGCTGCTGCATATCTTCATCGTCCCTGACCTTGAATGGATGGTCTGGGAAATCGTCAATCAGCTCTAATGGAATATCTCGGATTTTAGAAAGTCTTTCTTCCTCTCTCTGTGCCTGCGTTGTAAATAAGTCATCGAGCCTCGTGAGAGTGAAGTCGCTCTTTCTTCCTGCCATCGGCTAACACCTCCTTTGTAAATTCGGCATACGCCTTTGACACCGTACTGTTCGGTTCATAGGCAAAAATGCTCTTACCTTTTGAAGAAGTCTCTGCGGCTTTTACGGCAATCGGTATATGTGTTCGATACATCTTGATTTGACTGCCGAAGTTTTCTCGCAACGCTTCTACGGTACTTTTGGCGAGGTTGGTACGGCTATCCACCAAGGTGAGAAGCATACCATCAATCTTTAAGTTTGGATTGATACGCTTCTTTACTCGTGAAATGGTCTGCACAAGTTGCGTCATACCCTTAGCCGGTAAATACTGAGCCTGAACAGGAATAATAACGCTGTCGGCAGCAGACAAAGCATTGATAGTTACCATACCGAGTGAGGGCATACAATCTATAAGGATATAGTCGTATTTGTCTTTTACTTCGGTTAGATAATTTCTTAATGCCGTTTCTCTGCTCATTGCATTAACAAGGTTAAATTCCATTGCCGAGAGTTCAAGATTTGCCGGAATAAGGTCAACACCTTCGTCGTGGTGTAAGATACCGACCATAGGGTCTTTCATCGTTTCGTTTATGACATCTGTGAGTTTCGTTGCAAGCGTGATACCCAAACTATCTGTATCCTGCCAACCGAGACAAGTGGTCAAGTCGCCTTGTGGGTCTGCGTCTATGAGCAAGACTTTCTTACCCTGCATAGCAAGACCGACGCCGAGGTTTACCGTAGTGGTTGTCTTTCCAACTCCGCCTTTTTGATTGCATATAGCAATCGTTTTGCAGTTCGACACTTTTGCGTCCTCCTTTCGTAAAATTCATAGTCATTAGGATACGACTATGTACTTGACCGTTTCATTTCCTAAACGGTCGTGGCAATATTCGTTCTCAACACCCCTTGCCGAGCATATCGCTTTTGGGAAGTCGCTAAGGAACAGACTGCTATCTGTATCATAGGAGTTTCACCTCTGCCGGGTTCTCCGCCAGCTCCGTAGAGAAGTATCATTATCCATCTGACTGTCATCGCCGTAACAGGGGCAACCTGTTACTTATACCGGGAGTTCTCGCTGTTCTCAATGAGAAGTTACGGCGTACCCGATAAAGTGGCTATCATCAGAATTAAAGTCTTAGCGACCTGTATATTCAATTTTCAATGTCCAAATGAAAGGCTCCGAATTGTCATTCGGAATTAACCCCTTCACTCATTTGGACAAAGGGGTATGAAATGCACACCCAAAATCGCCGTTTTTCCGAAAAATTTTTCAGAAAAATTTTCTGCAACAAAAAAAGCCGCCTGTTTCGGTTGGAAACAGACGGCATAAATGCGTGAACTATTCAATTTTCAATTTCTTTTTCTTTGCAGACAACACTTTAAGAAGAACATCATCTACTGCGTCGGTGTATCTTCCTTGTGCTATCAAATTGTTTTTCAAATCTATAAGCGACTGTATCACTTTACTTTGCTCATCGGCTGTCAGGTAGAGATGATATTTCTTTTCTCTCATCGGTTATCCCTCCAATTCTCAAATATTCTTTTAATTATCCTGCAATCTTCTTCCGTATCGGAAGAAATAAATATATGTACGCTTTGAAATGCTGCTTTTATACGCTGTGCATATTCGGTTTCCGTTTCATTCTCTTTTATCGGTAGCCTTATGAGCTTTACATCTCTTTGCTTGCATAGATGTTCTTTCAGCGTTTCTATTTTCTCGGAGCCTAAATTCACCTCGATTGCTACCTGTTCGGACGGGATATATACATCAATAGAAATGCCGAGTAGCCTGTCTGAACCGAGTTCGATTTTTAAGCCTTTCATTTTTGCGTAGTAACTAATCGCAAATGCGGGGAACAAAGACCTATATTCCTGTTCGCACTCTCTGCACCCTTTTCCAAGAACAGTACGCTCAACTATCTTCATACTCCAAGAGTGACCGTATCTGCATTTCCACCAAGCTCTCTTCGCCGAGTTTCTTGAAACTTCTGTCGGTTTCAAGTTGTTTAATTCATAATCCCACTCAGAAAGCAAGTCGCTGTCCGTCGTTGCAAGGTCGTTGTATCCTGCAAGAACTGCTCTTTCTGCACACACGGGGCATACTGTTCCTTTGACACGGGCGTTGATAACTGATTTCCACTCGTTACCGCATTTCTTGCAATGCCACCATACATTCTTTCTTGATTTGGCATTAACCTCATCAGGCTGCAATGGGAAATTTTGTTTCGACCATTCCTCGGCAATGTTTGGGTGAGTGGTTTTCAAATCATTTCTGCCTTTCACAAGAACATATCCGCTACAACAAGGGCATTTGCTGCCATAGGAGCGTGTGGAGATAAGTGTATTCCATTCATAGCCACAGGTTTTACACTTCCACCAAGCCTTGCTGTTTGCAAACGCCGTAACTTCTGTGGGCTTCTTTTCGTTTCTATCAGACCATTCGGCTGCTACATCCGGAAATACTGTCGCAAGGTCATTAAATCCTGCAAGCACTTTGTTATGGGAGCAGTACGGGCAACCTGTTCTATTGATGGTTCTGCTCTTTACAGTAGCAGTCCATTCGTGTCCTAATTTACATTTCCATATCACTTTCTTGTGTGAGCCGATAGAAACCTCGGTCGGCTTTATTTCGTTCTTCTCAGACCACTCAGAAGCCAATTTAGGCTTCAATGTACTTAAATCGTTAATTCCTTCAATCACTCTCGCACCGGAGCATATGGGGCATTTCTCGCCGTTGGAACGAGCCTTTACACTTGTTTCCCACTCGTGACCGCAAGCACCTTTCCACCATACTTTCTTATTCGAGCCGAAAGTTACGCTGTCCGGTGTCAGTGGTAAATTCCTATCCGACCATTCGACAATCAATTCTGGATGTACTGCCGCTAAGCTGTTACTCATATCAAAACCTCCACTTCCTCTGTGATTAAAGTATATGAGGTTTCAGCTTTTTCTTGTAGTTTGCGATGTTTGGCAAAAAAATAACCCTGAAAGAGTTAATCTCTCTCAGGGTTAAACACTAAAATTATGCGATTTTTAAGGCTCTGCACAAATTTCTGCATCAAATGATGTAAGTTTGATGTAAATCACTTAGTTTTGCGATTTTCAGCATTTGAAGTACATCTCGTTTATTTGGTTAAACGGTACATCGTTACATCAGCTTAATAGAGCTTTGCACCTGCCGGGATATGGTCATCTACCATAAGCAGATGGAGCTTTTCTTCGCCTTCTTCTTCGTGAATAGCGGAGAGCAACATACCGCAAGAGTCAATGCCCATCATAGCACGAGGAGGAAGATTTGTGATAGCGATAAGTGTCTTACCTACAAGCTCTTCCGGCTCATAATATGCGTGAATACCGCTTAAAATGGTTCTGTCTGTGCCTGTGCCGTCATCAAGAGTGAACTGCAAGAGTTTCTTTGACTTCGGTACTGCTACACATTCTTTTACCTTAACGGCTCTGAAATCTGACTTTGAGAATGTGTCAAAATCGACCTGTTCCTCAAACAAAGGCTCGATTTTTACCTTAGAGAAATCAATCTTTTCAGGCTCAGCCTTCATTTCCTCGACAGGCTGATTTTTTACATCATTGACCTTGTTTACATCATTCAAAGGTTTCATTGTCGGGAAGAGGAGAACATACATATTATCCTCAGCAATAATACCATATATAGTGTCAATTTTTATTTCTTTACACAACATATTGTGATACGCCTTTTTGGAGATTTACTGAACTTCTTAAAACTTTTTATATCTTCTTCAATTAAAAGGTTCAATTTTAGCAAATATTTTAGTATTTTTAGTAAGGTCAGCTTATCTTCATTTTACATTCAAGTTTCCCAAATGTTTCTTTTTTCTTGTCACGAGTAGCTTCATTATAAACATCCATTGTAGTTGTAATGTCGGAATGACCCATAATCTCTTGGATGACTTTTATGTTGCTCTCGTTTTCGCACATTCGAGTACAGAATGTATGCCTCAAGTTATGAACTGAAAAATGAGGTAAGAGAAATGGCTCTCTATTCTCTTTAATTGCAAGTTCACTTTCTTGAACATTGTAGTCTCGTGTTATTCTGTTAATCGCTCTATTGATGTTATGAGGACAAAGCACCCCATTAAATCTATTGGAAAAGACAAATCCTGAATAACCATCAACGATAGTAGGATTGAAACCCTCTTTCATTTGTCGCGTTCGTTCCGTCAACAACGCTTGTCTTACTGCATCAAACATTGGAATTTCTCTTTCACCTGCTTTTGTTTTGGGTGTTGAGATAAAAAATCCTGCCTTGCCGGTATATTCATCCGGTCTATAAATAAGGCTATGGTTAATGTGAATAATGTTGTTTTGGAAATCACAATCATCCCAAGTCAAACCAACAATTTCTCCTACTCTACCTCCAGTTCCAAGAAGAACCGTAAATAACGGCATCCAATGATTGTATAATTTGCCGTTCTTGATAAAGTCAATGAAAGCGCTTTGTTCATCAACCGTTAAAGCGTGTCTTTTTGGTTTCTCCCAGTCGTTGCTCTTTTTGATTTCAGCCATAACTCCGTCTGTTGGATTTACCCTTATATATCCATCTCTAACTGCTGTTGAGAAAATTGGGTGTAAAATAGTATGAATTGTTTCCATACTATTCGGCTTAAATCCTAAATCACGAATGAGATAGTTGTAGAATTTTTTGATGTCGCTATATTTGATTTCGGGAAGTTTTCTACGACCAATAGAATCCCAAACATACTTACGATACATATATTTGTAGTTGGCTCTTGTGGTAGTTTTTAATTCCTGCTTTTGAGCTATATAATCTTCATAGAAAGCATTTAATGTCATTTTTCTTGCTTTGAATGTATCAATTTCATCCTGCAAGTCTTTGGCAATATCTTTTTCTAATTCTCGTAAGCACTTTCCGGGCTGTTTTCCTTTTGGAACTCGGTCGGTTTGAGTCAAAGTCCAACTATAAACAAAACGAGGATTACCCTTTGAGTCCACATATCTATACATATATCTGCCATCGCTCTTTTGGTATTCACCCTTTCCCAAGAGTCGATTTTTTGTATCACGTCTTTCTGCCATCTTTCATCTTCCTTTCTTGTTAGACAAAAGAAGCCGTAATACAAGTATGTAATTGTTATTATACTACATTGCGGCTACTAATGTCAACCGTACTTAATATCGTTATTTTACTAAAAATTTACTCATTACAAATAATTTTGTTCTGCAATCCATTCTTCAAATTGTAATCGCTTAATTCTTACTCTATTTCCTATAAACAATACCCAATCAAGAGTTTTATCTTCTTCTATGATTTTTCTTAATCTGTTTTCTCCGAGCATTGCATATTCTGCTGCTTCTTCAACAGATAAACATATTTTTTGATTGGGAAGTAAATTTAATTTTGACATATCATCACCTTATATAATAAAGGCGGAATTATATACATACTTATAACTCCGCCATATTATCATTTACGCCGCCATAAGTTATTGCCTTTATTTATATCCGCTTCTTCTTTGGTTTTATAAACTCGAAGTTTCAAACTGGTTTCACTTGACAAAACCAAATCGGGGTTAGGATAATTAAAATTTTTCAACTGTTCTGTAAAGCAATAGTAACAGCGTTTCTGCTTATTGATTTTATAAAGTCGCATTTCTACGACTTTAGTATTATATTTGCCATCGGGCATAAGTACAAAATATGTATTACCGATAACGTAACTATCTTCAATATTAGCTTTAACAATATCTAAAGCATCTAACAATCCGGCAATATAATATTCTTGCTCTGATGTCATATTGAGAGAGGTTTCAAGAGTTATTTTTTGATTGAGTGCTTCTATTATTTTCTGCAAATCAATTAACTCCTGTGCTTCCGAATCCACCACGGTCTGTATCGTCAAGTTTATCAACTTCGATAAATTCAACTTGTGGTTGTTTCTTTACTATTCTAAACTGACACAAACGGTCATTGACTTTAATTTCTGTATCACGAATGGCATAAGCAGGAAATCTCCAAATGTCATTTGTGCCACTATATGAATTGTCAATAATTCCCATACTATTAGTCTGAAGGATTCCCCAAGTCTTAAAAGTAGAACTACGAGGAACAACGTGTGCTTCATATCCTTCAGGTAATTTCATAGAGATGCCAAGATTGATTAACTTGAATTCACCTGTACTCAACTTAACATTCTCTGCTGCTCTCAAATCAATCCAATCACCGACCTCGATTTTTTCAATTTTTGCAAGGTCTGGGTTATGATATTTTATCTTAATCTGTTCCATTTTATCACCTATTAACTTTTAATTAAAAAAACATTATAATCGTATAACTTCGTGAACACTTACATAGAATTTACGAGGAATATAATCCGCATAAAGAACTTTCTTTTTCTGAAAGTAAATTTTGATATTACTTTTATCATCAATAGTAAGCCAAATATATTTCACTCCATTACTATATTGTTTATCAAAAACTCTATATTCTTGTCCTTGTTTTATAATGAATGAATTTGAATACGGAGAACCAGAAAACTCAATAAATGCTCCATAGTCTCCGATGACAAGTCTGTCATAACCATCACAAATAGGACTATTATTCTTTGTATATATTGTTTCAGAGCCACCGTCAATATTAAGCCATTCAGGAATATTGTCTTTGAAATATTGTCTATATTTCATTGACAAATCACTTGCTAAAGGTTTATATCCATACTTTTTTGCAAGTAAAGATTCTATTTTTAGAGTATTCAATTATCTTCCTCGATAATATATAAACCACAATGACACATTCCGGTTTTACCATTATCAATCATTTCACGGAACTCTTTGCACATACATTTTGTATCTTCGGTTCTGAAAATTCTGCAAGGGCAATATCCATCGTTTTCTTTTAATTTGTCACGGATTTCTTTAACAATATCTTTATCAGGATTTGTTTTTACTTTAGCCATATTAACTCCTTATGATATTCTCTTTTTATGATATTCTCTTTGCGTATTGATTGTCTCCCATTAACTGAACTCCAAGTATGGGGTCTATATGAGAAGGCATATCGGGCATAAATCTACCAAACTTAATAATTATGTTTGGAAAACCTTTTAAGGTATTATATAAATCAGTAAAAAGATTTTCGATTTCCGATTCGGTATATCCTGTATATATAACCACATCATCATTATTACCTTTATGCCTCAAGGTTTCTATTACAGATAATACATTCAAAATATCATCGAATGGCTCTAATCCACCAAATACGATAGCTTTTGATAAGGGATTTTTTAAGTATCTATCCACAATATTATCAATAGAAACATCAATGTTTGGTTGGTTAGCAAGTGCGCCATTTTGACACACTTGCTTTCCAGCCATTATATCACACTTAAAAGTGCAGGAGTGACAGCCTATAAACATTGATGTGATTTTGTAGTTTACAAAATCTTCGTCAACCAATGCTTTAAGCAACATTATTGCTCACCAGCCATTTCGGCATATTCATACCATTGACGAGTATTAAACTCCCTAAACCTGTCTTTTGAATAACTTCTTGTCGGAACGAGATAACCAACTATACGCTGGTATGTGTCATATACAGGCTTGCCGCAAGTAGGACAGATATTTGTTCCTACGAATCCGTGATGGTTTTCACATTCATTGATACGAGTGTTAAATGCAAAGTAAATAACATCTGAAAGGGCAATTTTATTAAGAATATCCCAAGCAGATTCTTTATTCGGGAAGTTAGCCTCAAGATTGATATGGCTAATAGAACCGCCTGAACATTTAGCATCAAGGATTGAACTTAATTTCAATTTCTCCTGAATAGTACACTTTGTTGAAAGTGGAATCCATTGATTTGAATAGATAAACTTCTCATCAAGATTGTATAAAAGATTATCTTTTTGACAAAGAATTACTGCTGCTCTTTCAGCAGGAACACTCTCAATATTGAATGAAAAATCCTGTGTAAAATTATCTTTGACATCATTTAATACATCAAAAATCTTTCCGGCTAACTCAATTCCTTCATCTGTATAATATGTATAACCAAATTCATCAATTTTGGTATAACCGAACGCCTCAATTACTTCATAAAGACCAAGAATACCGATTGTGCAGTATTGTTTATCCATTTCAACTGCACCCTCTTGATAATTAGGTAATAAACCTTTTTCAATATTTCTCTTGATTATGTGTCTTACAGTTTCAAGTGTCTTACAACAAAGAGTTGCACGCTTACGAAGTAAAGTAAGATATTTCTTTTCATCACATTCAGTTTCAAGGGCAATTCTCATAAGGTTTATTGTATTAACCTTAACAGAACCGATTGAAAGTGCAGTACCACCGATAGAGTTGATAAATCCACTCAATTTAGTAGTATCAGAAAGAAGTCGGCAACAGTTGGATAGAGTTGTAACATCTTCACTGATAAAGAAGTTACTATCATTCCACATAACATTATGGTCAGAACACCATCTTGCGAAATCCTTGTCAACAAAAACATCATAGTCTTTGTTTCTAATCATTTCTTCTGCTTCTTCTTTAGTTATATCATTTCTCTTTAAGAGAGAATATGTGAGAACAGGAAATGTGAACATATTCTCTTGTCTAATTTCGGAAATTACTTCCATAAAGATTTTCTGATGCTCAATCAATTCATCAACACAATCAATAACATAAGTTCCATCAGGATATTCAACGCCGCCGAAAAGAGACTCAATGTAATTGCGGTCAAAGATAGATACATTGACAAAGGCAGTTTGGTCGATTCTCATAAATGGCTGATTAAGTCGATAGATAAGTTTTTGGAATGATTGTTTTAAATAGTAATCTTTATCTTTGACATAATAACCAGTTTCACAGTCTTTCTTCCAGAAATAGTAAGTCCAAATAAGAACATTGGGAATACCAACTGCTCCAGAACTACGATTACTCATATAACTGATAAACTCAATTACATCATCAAGAAAAGTTGTTAAATGTTTTGCCGGCTTATTATTATAGTTTTTCAAAAAGAATAAGCCTTCAGTAGCTAACCTTGTAAGGTCATAAGCATAGCAATATGGCAAATAAGTTGATGTAGGTGCATCGTGTAAATAAAAGCCACCGTTATATTCTGTTTCAAGCCAGTCTTTTGCGGTTCGCAGATTGTACCTTTTCTTCATTTCATAGAAAATTTTATTGAAAGCAAATAACTTATCCTCTGATTTGCCTTTCTCACTTAAAAGACTTCTAATATCTTTGGTTGAAGCATTTGCATTTGCATCAATAGTAACATCCGCAACCTTTTTATCAACAAAACCATCAACAAAATCCGAGAAATTTAACTGTGACTCGTGAATACCATTAAGTATTTCAAAATCCTCTCCATACTTATCACTTAATGCCATAAGTGACTTTTCAAAGTCACGATTTACCTTAATAGGAATATTCACTGGCAATCCTCTCTTTCGTTAATCCATTTGTTTGCTTCTACAAAGCTCAACAATTTACCGTCAATAGAAAGAACAGGTACTTGGTCAATACCGAGTTCAGTCATATCAATAACATTATTGTTCTTTGTAAATTTGATGTTTTTTTCTGTAAGTTTCTTTTCGAGAATCTTACATTTAGGACAATTAGTGGAATATAAAATTATTTCCATTTGATTTCTCCTTATATTATTATTTTATCGGCAATATATTCGGCAGCCTCATCTAAAGTAAGAAACTGCTTGAATATGCAGGAAGTAAGCCATATATTATCGGTATCTGGTTTGCCGATGCCAATAACAAAAGTATGTTTAGTTCTTACCTTATTCATCATTTGAATTGCAGTAAGCATACAGTGTGCAGAGATGTTATTGGCAATGTCAACGAGGTCAACAATAATAAGGTCGCTATCCTGCATTTGATTTAATTCCCACAATCTTGTTTCATTTGAATATGGTTTATCAAAATAGTTTTGAGTACAAACGAATGATATTGTATTATCTTTATATTCAGTAAGTTTATTAACTATATTGTTTTTCCATACATTATTGACTGAATCTTGATTTTTAGGATTGCCGATTATAAACACTTTATATAATTTAGACATTTTCTCTCCTTGCTTTAATAAGGTCAGCAAGTTCAGAATATATCTCCATAGCGTTCTTTTTGTAGTTCTCGTTCTTAATTGTAAAATCAGCCTCTCTTTCAAAGGCATCAAACTGACCTACATCTGATAAATTTCTTCGATACGCTTCATCAATGTTATCTCCACGCTGAATTATCTTTATCATTCTTGAACGCCTATCAACCCATAAATAAACAACCATAAGGTATTTTTGAAGTTCGGTATGCTTTTCAGCATAAACTCTTAATGCTCTTGCACCTGCCGGTGTTAATATAATAACTTTATCTTCATCCTTGTTAAAATTGATTGCAGTACCATATTGCCAATCACGATAACTTGCGTGTTCAACAAAGAAATCCTGCTTTACCAATTTGTTGAATTTTTTATTACTAATAAAATTATAATCAATGCCATCAACTTCGCCATCTCTCATCGGTCTGGTTGTATATGTAACTACTTTTGAAAAGTTAGGTTGTTCTTGTTCAAGGATTTTGGCAACGGTGGATTTACCACTTGCACTCTCACCAACTAATACAACTATCATTGGTAAACCTCCTTAATCTATTGAATGTAAATCTATATCAACTGCATCCGCCTTTTCAGACAGAGTTAAGTCGTTGAATACTTCTTTTAAGTATTTCTCTGCGCAGTCCTCACATAAGTCATCGCCATCAATTACATATTCTGCATTATCATTGCCACATTCATCACAATAATCTACTGGCACATTAACATAAGGACAAGAACTGCCAAGACAAGGCAATTCACAATCAACACAATGGTTTTCGTATTTTCGCATTTTTCTTTTGCTTTCTTCCACAACTATGTTTTTCAGGGCAAAATCCTAAATATTCACATTTAGGCATAAATTCTAATTCAATAAGCGTAGCCCATTCTGGCGAATATTCTTTTAATGCCGTAATAATGTCATTGAATAACTCTCTAAACTCCCAATATGCACGAGAACACATTCTATTTCTTGACATATCAATTAGATTTCTCGGATTACGCTTATCAACCATTTTTGAACTGTATGCAATAGGTAATGCCATAGTTGCATCTTCAACAGGAATTTTATATTCATTGATAAAACGACTAATTAAACCATTAACGGTTTTCATAATGTTCTGCCATTCTCCGAGTGCTTTTTCATTATTGGCGATTGTATGTGGCGTGGTATAAGCAAACCCATCACCCTTTGAATAATCAATATAACGGGTAGATGATTGTAACCTACTTGGTAAGCAGCCTATGTGAGTATAATACTCCCTTAAACACTTTGCAGAGTAACCGTCAAATACCATATGAACATCAGGAAATTCAATGACTCTGCCGTGATTACTTTCAATGCAGTCTAAACCTCTTGCATAGTTTTTCTTTTCATCTGTAATATCTGCACCCCAACAAATTCCAGCTCTACGACCCATCATTGAGATTGGGTCTTTTGTAGTTTCAGGAAGAATTGTTACTTTTCCCATTTATGCACTCCTTATTTTATAAATTCAAATGAACCATCTGCATATGTTTTGAGTTTCCAACCTTTAGTGGTTTTTGTTACACATTTATATCCGTATCTTTTAGCCCATTTCTTATTTATTCTTTTCTTTTTATGTTTTCTCGCCTGAACATAAATAGAATAATCAATGTCATATTTATCTGGCATTTTTCCAATCAATTTTGATAAAACATCATTATTTACAGTTCCACCTTCGATAGTTAAATTCGCTGTATTAGAAAATGATTTTACTTTATGTTCAGTTTCTAAATCATCTTCAATATAATCCAAAGGAATTGATAAAAGCTCTTTACTCGTTGATAAACCAAGAGCATTTAGGTTAATTAGTTTCATTTGTTCCCTCTCTATTACAATAAGCATTATTCATAAATGAAATACTATTCTCAATATTTTTCTTTTCAATCTCATTATAAATTCCTGTTTGGCGGCTCATTGTAATTTTCGTTGGAATTGATGACCTTGCCGCATCCTGCATCAATGCAAGAAAATTTTGTTCCAATGCAACTTGTGGAGCTTGCAAATTTTGAACCTGTTTTCTGCCATTTTGTTCAATTTCTATTCGGACAGAAAGCACATCTCCAAATACATCAAAGAAATTCGTAAAATTCATTTTGTCTCCTTATTTGTAAATAAAACACTCATTTTATAATGTATTTGAAATACCAATGAATAAAGCCCAGAATGGTAATAATACATTAAAGCAAAAACCATTAAGTAAAGTATAAATGGTTGCTTGTATAATCATTAGACCATATCCTTTCAATACATATTTTTAACTATTGCTTTTCGCATTGCTCTTGCTTGTTTCTAACAAATATTATAATACTTTCATATCCATTTGTCAATAGCAGTATTGAAATTTATCAAAGTTATTTCTAATTTTTTAATTCAACCAAATATTTGATTGTGCATTGTTCTTCTTTATAAACAATAATTTCGTCATTTCTTAACATATTACCTTCGTGAGCGTGTAAGCAATTTGCACCAGGACAATTCTTTTGTAATGCTTCATAGTTGAAATTATAATACTTACTATCAAAAGAATACACATCATATGGTTTACCATATGCTACATCCATAAGAGCCATAAAGCCAGAGCTTGAACTACCTCTTGCCCAATAACTTCCTGAAAGGCTTGTATAACCTAAAGATTTTCTTGCCTTTGGTGCATAGTAAATTCCATAACCAAACATTTTACCTGTAATAACAGCGTTTGTAGGACGTAACCTTAAACCGCTATTGATGATTGACCACCAATTTTCATTTCTGCTTCCGTGGAATAAAAGTCTCACATCTTTGATGTTATTTTCTTTTATAAAATCATCAAATCGTTTTTGAGTTCGGAGATTCTTTACTTTCCAAGCCTTATGGAATTTGTCGGAACACGAACCAAGAGCAACTTTTATTGTTGCAATATCCTCTTTTGAGCATTCCTCAAATTCTAATCCGAGATGTTCGAGAATTGTGCTATCGTTAATAGGCTTGGTTTCTTTGGTTTCTTCTACTACTTGCTTTTGAACAACCTGACCTTTCATAATATCAAGAAGGTCTTGTTCTCTGCTAATAATCTTATTAAACTCTCCATTATCCCTTGCAATATATGAACTTACAGAACTCATTTTTCTCGGAATAGTTGCGAACAGTTTAAGAAGTTCATCATTAAATATCTTGACATCGGTAATGTTTAAGAGTCCTGTAATAATATTCTGTGCTTCGTCAATCATTGCTTGTGTTACCTTATTTGACGAAACCGTATAGTTTTCGCTAATCGCCTTTTTAGCCATTGCTTGCAATCTTTCAACGATGGCTTCGATTTTTGCATTATCAATTTCTTTATATTCTGATTGTGTTGGCTTTTCGGTGCTAATCAAGTCTTGAATAAGGTCTGTTTGGTCAATATAACCCTTGCGGATTTTTTCACTGTATTTTTTATCCCATTCTCTCTTTGAATAAGTTCTTGTCTGTGCGCCACTACCTATGCGACCATAAGTAGCGACCCACATATCACCTTGAGGCTTCATATCATAATACTTGTTATTGTTTGCACCAGCAGTAACCATTACCAAATGGCGTGGTGTATATTCCGGCATAAGTGTCTCCTTATAATTTGCAGATTAAGATTTCAATAACTGTTGAGCCGAAAACATCTTCTATAATGTCTTTAACTCTTGACCATTCGAGCTTATCAAGACCGCAACCAATAAGAGGCATTGCTAATCTTTTAACTCCGAAATCCTCACACTGCTCCCTCATATCAATTAGGGTATTATAAAGTTCATCATATGTCGGTTTATGGAAACAACGCTCTTTAGTTACAAGGTTGAACACATTATCAACAAGCAATGCTCTACCGACATTTGCTGATTTCTGACCTTCAGGAATCGCATAATCTCTGTGAAGTTTAAAACGCATATTATAAACCTCATCAAACTTTTTTGCGATACCTGCACCAAGGGCATAATCACCACTAATGCAATGAGCAAGATAATAACCTTGAGGCACTGTGAATAAGTCTTGTTGAACTTCTGTCATTAACATTTTTAATTCTCCTTTATCGTTTTTCTCAATATTGTGTTTATCGGCAAAATAATTTAAGAGGTCGTTAGCAATAAGTTCATATCCCTCTTTTTCACCGTTGACACAAGTATATTCAATATCAAAATCGTTTAGCAAATTACGAATATCATTACCGATTTTATCTGATTCTGCTTCGTTTTGAAATCTGCCGATAGGATTATATTCTTTTACTCTTGTTAAATAATAATTCTTATTATTAAAAGAATTAAAAACATCAAGAACATAATCGTTGAAACTATTTTTTATGTCTGCGGTATTATAATAAATAGATAATGGCAAAGGTGAGTCTGTAATAATGACATCTACCTTATCAGCACATCTTGATAGCCTAAATGACTGTTTACCAAATATGTAAGTCTGATTTCTAAATACAGCCTTTGCTTCTTCCCATACTTTGTCTTTTGCAAATTCAGTAACAAGTTCTGCATTTATGCCATTCATCTTTAATATCGAAAAAATGTAAGCTGCACCTGTACTTTTACCAGCACCCGGCGCACCAAATAAATTAACTACGATTGCACTCATATGTATCTCCTAAAGGTTTTCAACCTTGTGATATGCTGTAATCCACAACTCGCTTGTACCTTGAATGGTTTCCCATTCACCGTCTGCATTTTTGCGGACTTTAGGTTTATTCTTTGTTCCGCTGATTCTAACAATATCTCCATCCGATAGTTTTTCTTTATTAAATGTTTTCTTGTCAATTTTGCAATCCAATGTAGTACCGTTTTTCAACGAATACATTTTGAGCTTTGGAGAGTATTTAGTATCAACGGAAAGCACAGCAGCCATTCTACTGTATTTATTGTCAACTATAGTTATATAACCGAGATAGTCTATTTGTGATTTTATTCTCTCTGATAACTTTCTTGATGGTGCTGTTATTTCTTTTGAAGCCATTCTTACGAATGCAGGAAAATCAACTCCTGTAAACATCTTCTCTGTTTCTTTAGTTGCAAATGGTCTAATAGTTTCGAGCGATATTCCGAGAGTTGTCAACTCGTTTTTCTTAAATTGACTTCTACTACCAAACTTATTGAAGAACTCCATTTGTGCCAATAGTAGGTTTATATCTCCAAATTCAGCAAAGAAGTCCAATTCAATCAAAATTCTTAACTGCTTTTGATTTATTGTTGTTTTATTTTTAATATCAAATAATAATTCCGTGAAACTGTTATACTTGTTATTTTTCAATTCATAAATCTCATCTGCAACTTTAGAGTTCATATTTTTGATACTTTGAATACCTTTATATATGCTATTATCTTCTCTTGATAATGAATAGTCGCTTTTTGAATATCTAAACTTAATTGGTTTTAACTCAATTCCAAAGAATGAAAGTTCGTTTGTAAGTTTCAATGTTCTAACTGAATCATCACCATAATAATTAAGAGCCACAGTATAATACTCTAAAGGATAATGAGATTTAAGATATGCACCATATAAACTATCATAAGCATATGACAATGAATGGCTTGCATTAAAAGAATATTTTGCAGCCTGTTCAACAACCGTCCAAGTCTCAATGAACCCATCCTTTTTACCAACTCTTTCTTTCCAGCCGGTAAGAAGTTTTGCTTTCAATTCCGCAAGTTCTGCTTCCTTGAATTTCTTTTTCGCAATCTTCTTGATGATGTCATAAGAGCCAGTTTCAGGAATTCCGAGCCAAATTAAATATTTCATAATCAGCTCTTGGTAAATCATTCTGTGATTACCCTCAATGAGAATTTCATCAAGTTCTTCAACACCGGTTGTGTATGGTTTCCGGTCGATAAAGTCTTGCAATAAGCTCGCACAACCAGGTCGAATAATTGCAACGAAAGCTGACATCTCGGAAACACTTTTAGGGCAATACTTTGTTACAAGTCCTGTTGCAAAGTCACTATCAGCCTGATTTATTGTGCTGGTTAATCCATTCTTATAAATATCGAATGTTTTTTCATCTAACAAATTATTCATTTCTCTAATTGTGGGAATTGGAATATTTGCAAGTTTACATACATCTCTAATAATTGCCCAAACAGTAACAGTAAGATAGTCATTTTTAAGGTACTTGTATTTGTCGCAGTTATATCCATCAAGTAAACAACACAATTTATCTTTACTTGTTCTAACTAAACCAAGTTCTTTTCTAACAGGTTTATCATAAAGTAACATTGAACAAGGAGACTCGGAAATACTCTCAATTACTCCAACGAATCTCTTACTTTCCTTAATAATGTCTTTCCACTTACTATCATTTTCATAAAGTTCAAGATTCTTTGCTACATCGTCATACTCACTTATATCTTTACCGATACCCTTACAGTATGTACGAAATGCAGATGAGTCCTGCAATGGTTTCCAAGCAATCATCCAAGCACAATTCTCTGCTCCAAGCAAATCTTCTGTTGCTTTAATAAATGGTTCTCTATCTGTTGTATTGAGGTCAATATCAGGCAATGACCTTGTGCCTAAAATTCTCTCAACTGACATAAATCTTGTAGGGAACAAAGTAATTGGGGCAGATACCCTATCAATATCGGTTAGCCCGAGAAGTTTTGTTATGTAGAAACTCGGCGCTGAACCTCTACCTGTGTTTGTCAAACGACCATCATATTTTTCTTGACCATCTTTGACAACTTGATAATCTATCAAAAAATAATTTTCCATATGAGTCTTTTCAACGATGTCTAACTCATATTCAATAGCATCTATATAGGTTTGCCACTTATCTTTCGGAATATTATTTCTTTCGATAAGCCACTGTTTATTAACAATACCTCGTAGGTCTTTAGTTGGGTTGTCTGATACTGGAGGTAACTTAATATCATCATTGATAAGAGTAATTGGTTCGCACTCATCAAATATCATTGTATTATCAAGCGCTTCTCTTACTTGTTGAGGTGTAAGTATTCCTTGTTTTTCATATCTTGCAAAAATAGTATCTTCATCGGGATAATCGAGTAACATTTTTTCTTCATAATCAAACTTCATATCTTTTGCTGTTTGAAGAATATCACGATATTTAGCATCTTTTGGATAAATATAATGACTATCATTTGCGTGAATAATAGGTATTTTTGCTTCTCTGCTTAACTTCAAAAGTTCTCTATTTACATCTTTTTGGTCTGTAATGTTATGATTTTGAAGTTCAAGGAAGAAATTGTTGCCAAATTTTCTATGTAATGCTAATACTAATTCGGGGTCATTCCAAATACCAGCAATACAGGCTGTTGTAATAACAAAATCCTTTGGATTAAGAGAAAATAATAACTCTTGGTCAATTCTTGGTCTATAATAAAAACCAGTAGAATGAGCCTCTGACATTATATCGTTAAGCTGCATAACACCATCATTATTTTTAGCAATGATGAGTATATGTTTGTTGCTTCTGTCTTTGGCAAATCTGTCTTTAACAAAGTATGCCTCTGTTCCGTAGTGCATTTTGAGATTGTACTTTTTTGACATTTCAATCCATTCAAATATATTACCTGTAACACCGTGATTAACTGTGAATACAGAATCGTGACCTAATTCCACCGCACGCTTACAATATTCTTCTGGCTTAACAACGCAATCAACCATCCACGGATTACCGTAATGGTCGTGCTTATGGTAATTTTTATACATATATCGCCTACCTGTTCTCACTTGATGCCTTTTTGTATTCGCAAGAATTTCTAAAATTACAAAGGTTATGACAATAGAAAAAATCTTCTGAAGGTTCAAAATCTTGTTCTTTCTCAATAGTTTGTATTGTCTCATCAAACCATTTCATAGTATCTTCATACTCACTTTGAACAAATGGTATAGTAGCAAACTTCCCACCATCCTTAAAATGATTCCAAACAATTTCTTTCGGAAATTCGCCATAAATCTGATTAACTGCGTGACAATACAAATACATTTGTTTTTTATACAAGTTGAAACTATGTTCGGATTTCTTTTTAAGTTCACCGTTCAATTTGAACGGATATTCCGAACTTTTATGGTCGAGTACCACAATCTTATTATCTCTCTTATCTCTCAATAAAAGGTCTATGTAGCCGATAAAGTTGTACTTACCTAATGTAAACTTGGTTTCAAGTTCAACACCGATAACCTCATAATCTTTTAGCCATTCTATATCAAGGCTTGCAAAATAATCTGCAATCAACATATAGGTTTTAGTCATAGTGGATTGTCTTACTTTATAAAAAACATTATCTTCATAATGGTCTATGTAATACTGTAAAACATCTTCAACTTTTAACTCACCTTTGAAAACCATAGCCAAAATCTCGTGAACGAAACTTCCGACTTCGGCATAATAGTTACCTTCAGATAAATATTGGCTATCATCATTTATAATATAATCAAGGTAAAATTCGTATTTACAATGACCAAAACAGGTTGTCTGGCTATAACTATAACGTTTTTCTTCCAATCTCATCGTCTCCTATCAAACCATATTTCTCCATTAGTGCTTGCTGCCACGCTCTTTTATCAAAATATTTCTGTTCTGCTCGCAATCGTGCAATAATCGCCTCGGACTTGTTTGAACCATATAACCACCTTATACAATTTTTCTCTTATTATTATAGAGAATTTCCCATATATCTAATCCGCAATCCACAGGAGAGTTTTTTGCTTCTTTACCGCCGAGCAATTTATCTGTATCTTCGATAACATAAACATTTGTTACTCTGCGTAATCTGTCAATATTACTTTTAACTTCACTATCTGAATAAGATATGTCGGAATCGTAAGCAAACACGACATTCACTTTGAGTTTAACAAGTAATGCTATTTGTTCGGGAGTAAGTGTATGCTTCTCGGCTGATACACTGTTTTTATGCCCGAATCCATACGCTTTCATAACACTTTTAATTGACTCAAAAATGATGATTTCATTCTGTTCTTTTATGTATTTCAAAGTTTTTTCTAAACCTTGAAAATAATCCATAACTCCAACTGTATAGTAATTCATATACTTGGGTAGTTTTAATTTTTTATAGTTCTCATAGCGAGTTCGCCCTTTAATATTGATAAGGTTGCCATCAATATCGTAAACCGGATATACAATCCTGTTGCTATAAGTGTCAATCCTTATATCAAACAAATCCATTACTTCTTGTGAAATACCTTCTTCAAGCCATTCAGGAACTTCTTCTTTTGAGAATTTTGTAAATGCGGTCATAGGAATAATGGAATGTTTATATACTTCCTTATTTTGTTTTGATTGTAAAAACATTCTCCATTTTTTTAATAAAATCATTGTTTTAGATTGACACATTTTGCTCATATCAATATTGGCAAGTCCGGCAGCTTTTTCAACTGCATCCTCAAACTCCATTCCCTCAAAATCCATAAGGTAGCCAATCATTCCACCGGATGCTCCACAAGAAAAGCAATAGTAAGAATTTTTCGATGGTGTGAATGATAATGATGGAGTATCATCCCTATGCAACGGGCAATGAGCAAAATAGTCATTGCCACGCCGTTCAAGGTCTAATGTCTGCTGGGCGTAGGCTAATAGGTCAGTATTGTCATTGATAGCCTGTAATGTTTCGTCATCATAATTCATCTAACCATTCGCCCCCCCAACGCTCTAAAATTTGCTATCTGTTTCGTGTTGTTCGGCTTCCACAATAGTCATAGTGTCTCCGTTAAACACAAAGTCAATATATTCATCCTCGTCATCTTCCTGCATTTGTTGACCAAGACGATTTACATATATTTTTGCAAATGTATTACCGCATTCCATTCCGTCTTTTGCTATCATTTCTTGGTTTTTGTAATCCCACTTTATACCTACTGAAAGATAGCGGTTAATTTTGTCACTATCTGCAACTTCACCCATACGGTTTAACTGGCACGCAGATAAGACAGCCAAATCAAGTTCACCAGCGATTTTATTTTTCAAGAAATCACACTTTGCACCAAGTATGTTATAGTTATCACTGGTTGATGTTTCATTGGATTTTATATAGTCGAATACCACAAATGTCAGCCCAATTTTATATTTCAACATTTTGCAAATTGAATACATCTTTTCGTTGGTCATTTGAGGGTCATAAATGTGAACGAAAGGTTGTTCTTTAAGCCAAGCAATACAAGAAGCAATGGTCTGTGCTTCTTCTTTAGAATACTGACCATTCTTAATACGCTTAATTTCAATACCCGTGATATGCGAAATAAGTCTTTCGGTATAAAGTCGAGTCTGCATTTCAGTATCAATAACCAAAGTTGGAACACCGTTCCTAAGTTTATGAACAACTTCGTTCATAAGCAGAACAGATTTACCTCTTTTATATTTTGCTTGAACTACCACTAATTCGCCAGTTTCGTAAGTGAAATAATCATTAAATATGTTGAATTTTGATGGTATTCCATAAACACCATTGTCTGAACGGCGATTGCATATTTCTTCCCAAATACTATCTATTTCTGTACCGAGAGTATGTATTTCTGTGCTGGATATATATTTTTGCGTGAGGTTATCAAGTTCGTCATATACATTGTTGCTTAATGTATCAAGGTCAATATCATTCTTAAAACAACTTCTTGATACTTTGTCTAAAGTTTTAACCAAGTCACGCTTAAAGGCGAGGGTCACGATATTGTCGGCAAGCATTTTATATTCCTCTAAAGAGTGTCTTGCAATTTCTTTATAGAGTTCAATAAAATCTTGTACCGCTGGCATATTGTATTTTTCGATTGTTTTGCTTACTCCTGGATGGCTTTGCAATTTATTTGAGATATTATAGGCATCAATATTTGTAATGCCTTCTCTATAAAGTTCTTGAATAGCCCAGTAACAACAACCATTCTCTACGCCATAAAAATAATTTGGTTTAAGATAATCAGTATGAAGAACAAATTCAGGATGATAAATGAGTGTTCCTATAATGCCACTTTCAGATTGTATATCTGATAATTCTTCAATTTTTGTATTTATATCATTCACCTATCCTTTCACTTTGTTTAATGCTGTTCAAATATGAAAATTCTTTATAATATTCATTTTGAGCCTTATGTTTTGCAGCAATGGCATCTTCAAAGGAATCTAAATCATATGTGTTATACTTTTTTCTCATCTATTGACTCCTTGTGATTTAGAATACTTCCAAATCCATTCGGTTTTCTATTAAGAGCAAACTTCGGAACATCCGAACTATCAGTAGTACCGGAAAAATTGCTTGGTTTTATTGAACTGATTTTCTGCGACTGCTGTTTCTTATAGGCAACCTTTATTTCATCTTTATCAACAAAATATTTGAAACCTTTTGGATGCCTTAAATTCAATTTGTGACTAACTATATAGTCAAACACAAATACAAGATAATCCGAGGAAATACCACGAGCAATGAGTTCATTTAAGCATTGAAACAACTGACTATAAATAACGGTTTTACTAATATGAGTAACCCAACCATTTTTGATATATTGTAAATCGGCTTTTGTTTTTTCATCTTTCCATTCACCTTTTTTTTTCTTCTTGAGGCAATCAGTGTGATAATACATTGTTTTACCGACTACTCTATAATCATCTTTGGTAATATCAATTTCTTTTCCGTATGGGCAGTCAACATATCTGCAAACCTTAATGTCAGTTTTTTTGCTCATATATTATTCTTCCTTTTCTAACAAGTATGTTGCTTCTAAATCCGATGTATGTAGAGCCAAAATAAGAGGATATTTGCGAATTGCACATCCAAGAGTATTCCAATTCTCTTTAGGCTCTGTAAAGCCCATATGCCAACGAATAGCGTATCTTTCAACTGGTTCTAAACGGATAAATTCTTCTACCATCATTGCTGACTTTTCTCCGTGACCGTAAGGAATTTTATCATCCACTGTATAAGCCGGAACTGTCTCCCAATCATACCTGCCATTGCTATCTGATTTCTTTCCGTGGTCGCTGTAAATCTTCTTATTTTTTAACTCTGTTCCGTAGTAATATGCCTTACATAAATCGTGAAGTAGTGCGGCAATAATGATGTTTTCAATTTTGACATCAACTTTCTCACTCCACAATTTATCTTCAAATTTTGTGTTGAGACGGTCATAAACAAGTAATGTATGCTCTAACAACCCACCTTCGTGACAAGAATGAAATCTTGTTGATGCAGGAGCAGTATAGAAGTCTGACTTCCTAATAAAGTCAATCAGACTATCTATACCTTCTCTATTAGTGCTTTTTAATAACTGTTCAAATCTCTCAACATTAGGATTTGTTTCAGCCATTAGAACGGAAGCTCATCTTCTGGCTCGTCTGCGACTTCGGCAGCCTTTTTAGTTTTTGCCTTTGAAGTCTTTGCCGATGACTTCTTGCTACCCTTTGTTGTCGATGAATTATCATTACCTTCGGGAATATTGAAAGCAAAAATTGCATAGTTTGTATAACCTTTTTTGGTTTCTGCATTGTAAGGGGTAGTAACCTCACAAGATGTAATTTGAATTGCTACACCTTTTTCTGTCACGGTTAAAGTCTTACCTTTTTCGTGAGCAGAACCAATCAAACGAACAAATCCGTCCTGGAAATCGGTCTCATAACCACTTCCATCTTTGCGTTTTTTACTTGTGCTGATTTTTGCAACTGAATAGTTACCCTTGTCCTCGATAGACCAAATGCGTGCGAAACCACCACGACCTTCGTTGTCTGCCTGTCTAAATCCCATAATATTTACCTCACTTTACTTTCTTACTGCCAAAAGCTGCCTTTCAAGATTAGCAAGCACTTCGGCATCTTCGATATTGTTGTAATTTCCCGTAATCAAATCATCATCAAGAGTAGGATTAGCCTGTTTCTCTGCGGCTTTGCAAAGTTCGGCAACTTTTCCCTTTGCCTTATCTGATAACTTAACCTTTTTATTAACAAGTTCCTTAATCTTATCTTTGAGTTCGATTGTCTTTGAGGCTTCCTCCGGCAAATCTTCGCCCTCGTAGATATATAATCCAAGACCGTGCATAGCAAGAGCTTTAACGAGACAACGCTTTAAGGACTTGTTTGCATCAACAGATGTAATGTTTTCAGCAGGGATTGACTTATTTTTGAAGTCCATAATTGCAAGAACCTCTGTATGAGAAATATCTCCGATGGTCACTTTAACTTCAACCCATCCAGTCTTACCGTCATCGTGCCAAAATCTCGTGTTTCCACCTTCATCAACGACCTGTGAAATAATTTCATATGTTGCTTCTGGATATTTTTTCTTGACTTCTGCCCAAGCAGATGACCAAGAAAGATATGTAAGACCACCTTTTTCTTTGGTCTTATTAGATACATCAACCTTGTTTAAGGTCTCAAAAATACTTTCTGCCATTACTGTATTTTTCTCCTATCTTAATAATTTTAATCATTTATTTTCGTTTTGCTCTTACTTGTTTCTTACAATCATAATGAACCACCACTTTTCAAAGTAAGGTATATATATTATCACCCGAAGGTGTTATTGTAATCATTTGAAGTGAATGTAACAGTTGCGACTCCTACTCCGTTAAAATAAGCCTTCAAAGCGTTCTCGATAATCGAAAAACCTTCATCTATAAGTATCTTATCAAACCTAATACCTCGAACAGTACACATTTCTTTGACAGTCATAGGCTTGGGAATTTTAGCGCCAAGCTCTTGTGCTTGCCTTATTATATGTTCTACGCTTTGACTATTTTGTGTCACTATCGGATAACCTGTCATTTCACTTGTATAAATCAACTTCGTAGTTTTGCCAGAACCACGTTCTCTATCAATTAGTTTCATTGTTAAAACCTCCATCAATGTGCAAGCAAATCTGCTTCGTGCAACAGTTGAATATCGTTATATAATTTTTTGCCAAGAAGTAACTTATCTTTATTATGCACTCTTTCAGATTGCTTCCACTCATTATACGGGTGCATATGGTAATAAATCAGATTCGTAACATATGCAATGTTCTTTTCTTCAATATCTTCAAAACTATGAAGATAGAACATAGCATTATATGCTCCAACACAATGATGTTGGTAATAGTGGCAATCACCATCTTCAATGCCTCTTGCATTAGTTTTTGTCTTTGTGTATAATTTGCCATTATCGTGTAATAAAGTAGCAATCAAAAGCCAAAAATTATCTGGGTTTGTTCTTTGTATTCTTTGACCTGCATTTTCGCAATGTTTGCCAAGTGTAAGTTTATGATGGTGGTTTTCTTGGTCAAATGAATTAGCTATTTCAAAGAATTTTCCGAGGTTATATTTATCTTTTTGGCTTGCATTGACTATATTGTAATTTTTATCAAGATAAGAAAATATATATGTAATCTGTTCAAAGCCTTCATTATAATGAGGAGGCTGCCAGTTCATTTGCATACGCTTAATAACATCAACGGGTACTTTTCTTTCTCTATGTTCATTGTTATATAGACAAAGTAAATATTCTGTTGCCATACAAATACAGACAGGAGTGCAAGATATATTTTTTAATTCTTTGAGAAACTGAATACGCTGTTTCTTTTTAATGCAAGTTGCATCATAAATAACATCTTTGCCGGCAATAAGGTCATTTTTAATACGTTTATGTAATTCTCCAAATACCTTATTAGCATCTCCCTGTGTTGATTCATTTCCATAAATCTCTTTGCGTAAACCATCAGAAGAATGGATTACAGGTTTATGCTGCCTTACACCCGAAGTTACCGTGATGGAATTTTTGGCAAATGTACTTTTACCACTTCCGGGCAGACCACACATCATAATCAGGAATGGCTTATCACATATTCTTTTATAGTTGACGATTGATTTCATAATATTTGCCCTTTTCTTATCTTTATAAATAAAACTACAATTTTATTTTCAAATAATGTTATTCAAGCCCTCAATTATTGGGGGATTGCGAAACATTTGTTTCATCAGAATTTTGCTGTGCCGTTTTTTCTACCGCAGCTTCCTTAATTTCAGCTACATCTTCTTCTGAAGGTGCATCATCAATACCTTTGGTAAGAAAACCTGGTCGTGTTGCAACAGCACAATATTTCTTGGTATCTTCAATTCGTTTCATTAACGGCTTAGAACTGTCATTAAGTTTTTCAAGACAAACCTTACTGCAAGTTTGAATACCGACTCTGATACCACGCAAAAACTGTTTCTGTAATTCAGTTCTGAATAACTTTTCAAGTTTTGTTTCTTTCTCATTAGTTATTGCCATTTGCTTAACCTCCGTGTTTTAATAAATACTCACGGGAAACATTCTTAAAGCTAAAATCATTGGTCGGGTCACGAAGCACAATGCCCTCGCGCAATACATTCGGATTTACAACAGATTTTGCAGTTGCGTACTCTTTGAATGCTTCCATATCAGTTGGAACATAATATTCTGTTTCCAATATTGGAACAAATTTCATACCCCAACTCTCAATAATTTCTTTTCCGTCAATAGATGATAATCTACCCACATCGGAACGAATGAAGTTAAATACATAGAGTTCATCTTCATTTAATTTAAGTGGATTTCCTTGAACACTACCAACGGACTCCCCCTGAATGCAAACATATTTCAAGTCTGGATTCGCAACGAGATATTCTTTAAGGTGTTGCTCAATATTGTTTTTAATAGCCATATCCCAGTAAATATTCTTATCGTGGTAGCACTTTTGGTCAGGTGTCTTTTGACGAACATTTCTGGATAGCACATAAAACTCGAATTTTTTCTTGCCTTTTCTTTCAAGAATATATGTAGATGAAGTACCATCAAGTTTTTCAGTCACGATTAACGGTCTTTCATATCCAAGAACCCACGGCATATTCTCACAACGTTCCTCATCTGTCTTATGAACAAATGGGAAATGTGTCGGGAATGACAATGGTTTATCTTTCTTTTTTCCAAAGAAAAGGAACATAATCTTTCTGCCGAGTTTGTGTTTCATAATCTTTCGCACAATAGGTTTCTTAAAAATCTTTTGATGTCGCTGTGCCATAGACTTATATTTTACATCAGGGTCTCCATTTTTGGATTTTCTTGTATTATCTTCAACAACAGAATATGTAACTTTAAGAATATCAGTAACATCTGTTCCGACTTCCATATCCGCTAATTCAGGGAACAATGTAATCGGCATCAACAAACCTTGTGAAATTGCATTGAATTTACTCAATTTCATTGTCTTAATCTTAAAATGCTTTGGTCTTAAAAATTCTGACCACTCCGCTTCTGGTAGTTTGGAATCTATCTCAAAGAAAACACACTTGTCTCCTTCGGATATTTCATTCTTTTTGATAATAACTTTCCAACCATTAACCTCTGCAAGAGCAATATTGTCAGCACTTACAATTTCAAAAACTCTGCCACAATTAACAATATAGGCTAAAGCTCTTTTGTCATCAATAATCATAATTTTCTTACCTCTCTAACTGTCATACCAAAATACAATTTGGTTTTTGTGGTTATCGTAGGTTTTGAAATATTCAATTTTTTGCTTATTTCGTCAAGACTTATATTTGATTTAAGAAGTTTATATAAATAATCTTTATCGACATCTTTATAATTTGGATTGTTTTGACCTTTGAAATTTTCACTTCTAACCTTGCTTAAACTTTTTTGTATTTCTTCCGAATAAACAGGTTTCTTTCTTGAATAATTCTCTCCTATACGAATATCCTTTATTTCACAACCGAAATAAGATTTACAACGTAATATTAAGTTTCTCAAACTAATGCCAAAATCAGCACAAATTGTTTCTAAATCGTCTCCATTTTTAATAGCTTCATATAATTTGTCATAATCAATATTAACGGAATATTTACCTTTTCTACCCTTGCTCATTCTTGCAAGAGTTTCGGAACTTCTCTTTTTGCCTTTATTCTTTTCACTTATTTTTCGAGAAGTCTCCGCTTTATGCCGATTATTAGTCCAAGTATCTCCACCGCCACCTCCGATTGTCATATTGTAGCCATTAGATTTTTCATTGCTCTTATAAAATCTAATCCAATATTTTTCTCGTTCATCAAGGTTACAATCATCACATTGTTCTATTTCCTCAACTGAAAAATTCTCATAACCGTAGGCATTTATAGCATCGTATAAATACCTATTGACTTTTCTATTGGCGTATTTGAGATGAACTTTAAATCGTTCCTCAATACTTTTCTTAGTTTGCCCGATATAAACCTTATTGCTTATTTGGTTTACAATTTTGTAGATGTACCCCATTTAATCTTTGGTAGTACCCTTTTTCTGATTTTTCTTTTTATGATTCTTCTTGAAATTGGTCACAAGATTGCCGTTATCGTCATACACGATAGGTCTCTTTTTTGTAGCACCGCCACAGTTAGGACACTTTATCTGCTGATAACTTTCATTCTCATTCTCAAAAGAATAAACTCTCTCCATTTCAGTTCCACAATTTTTACATTTGAACATTACAAATTCCTCCGTTTAAATTAGTTTTGTACGGGCACTTCATTACCCCAGACATCGAAATTATCTCTTTCTTCTCTTGCATACATCTCTAACTTTTTTAAATTAGGATAAAGGCGATTGATAATTTCATAAGAAATTTCCGGCTTTTTACTATGTTTCTGAACTTTTTCCGTAAAAACAGTATGTATCTTACCTCTTTCTTCAGTAGCCACAGGGATAAGTTTGCCTTTATACATATACAATAAATATTCGTGACCATATCTAACTGTAAATGCTGCTGGAATACCTGTGACCTTATTCCATATCATTCTTGCGTGTAACTTATAACCTAATGATTCTGCAATCTGTTGTGCCTCAAATAAATACTTATCAATAGTCCATAAGAAAAGAACGCTATCCCCCTGGCATAAACTTGTAGCTTGTGCCAAATGCCCTTTGATTTCATCAAGAGAACATACAGGGTAGTCAAGTTCAGTTCCACTGCTGACTGGTCTAACTTTCTTCTTGCCGCCTTTAGCCTGTTTCCAGGGTGGGTCAGCAAGAATTAAGTTATACTGATTTGATGTATTAAAAATATCAACTCTCATATGGTTCTCCTATCAATGAATGAATAAGTGAATATATTTCTTCCCAAGTGTCGGCTCTGTGCATACCATTGCTTGCAGCATCATAGCTTTTGTTATGAGAAGCAGATACAAGAATTTTGATATAATTACCGTTTTCAAGGTTATGTGTTCCATCATCAATAAGAACATCTGCGTTTATCATTTGTTTTTGACTTGCAATAATAACCTGACTCCACTTTATATAAGGAAAATGTTTCTGAATAACACTCTCAAACTTTGGTTTAACATTTCTATAATCAGTTGTTGTGCAAAGATGAACATTGTAACCCTCATCAATTAGTTTCTTTACATATTCAACTGCTCCAGGCTTTGGTTCAACATAACTCCATAATGCTGGATTATGTAATGGTTCATAAACCTGTTCTTTGGTTAATAATGGGAAGAATTTACTTATATCCCATTCCGTTATCTCATCATATTTAACAGAAGTACCATATTGTTTATTAAGCCAGGAAACCCAGGTTTCACAAAGGTTTTCAATGGTATCATCTATATCAATTAAAATAGTTTTACTCAATTTTTACTCCTATATATTCAAGAACACTTTTCATTCCAAGTCCTCCGCTATTCCAATCTCTCATACAATATTCCCATAGCTTTGGATGTGTCTCTTTTAATCTTTGAAATCTATTTGGTTCTTTTTCAAGATGGCATCCAAAACCGCAAAATATACATCCCGTTCTATTGCATTTAGTAGTGTGATATTTACCATCTTTATCTTTAATAATTTCACCATAAACTTGCGTATATGATATTCCAGTGAGCGATATGTATTCTAATACATCCTGTTCAGTCCAAAAACTCATAGGTTGTGATTTCTGATTTTTACCACTAAAAGAGTTGCAACCATTATGTAACCAAGCGATTTTTCTTGCTTGACTCTCACAAGCCATTGTTCCGATAATTGGTTTGTTTCCAGACTGTTTTTCATATTTTTTTAATGGTTTCTTTTTCATAACTTCACAACACTGATTGCTAATTTTGAACGGAGAATCAAGTAAGTATTTATATTTGGTATAATTGTATAAACCAGTTTCTCTACCATCAAAAGCTCTTGCAGACCAACAATTATTTCCTAATTTTTTGACATCGTGTATTGCCCTGCTAACATTCTTGCTAATGATTGGATAGCCATATGTTTCAATTACTTTACGAAAATTCATATCTGGCTTTAACCAAACTACATTTGATATTGATTTAACAAACTCTCTTAATTCTGGATATTCAAGTCCAGTATCAATAAAAACGGCAGGAATATCAGGATAAATTCTTCTTGCTAAATCAAGAAGTACGGTAGAGTCTTTTCCACCACTAAAAGAAACATAAACTTTCCCATTATTTTTCTGATACCATTCGATTATTCGTGTTTGTGTGACTTGTATCTTTCTTTGCAATGACCACGATTGCATTATTCGTAAATCTTCAACTGTATATTTATTTTCAAATGAAGTAGATTTTTTATCGCCCATTCTGATGTTTTAACTCCCTATTTTTCGATATTTGCATTCATATTTTGAGGATATATAAAAGCATTTTATAAATGAAAAATCTATTTTATTTGCCGTGTTGCTTCCTCTATCCTTTCTTTTGCTATATCAAAATATTTTTCTTCAATTTCTATGCCGATAAAGTTTCGGTTGGTATTTACACACGCAACACACGTTGAACCGCTTCCCATACAATTATCAGCCACTATTTTCCCCCCCCCCTCGTTGGTGTATGTCTTAATCAGATATTCCAACAATTCAACAGGTTTTTCAGTTCTGTGTTTTGCAATACTTGGGTGCGGTTTACTAAATGATAATATACTTGTGGGGTACTTTTCTGTGCTACCTGCTCTACTATCATCTGTCATATGAAATTCACCATAGTTTTGATTTGTATGTTCTTTATTTTTATAAGAAACACCTTTGCTGTGTAGAGGTTTGCCCTGTGTAAATTGTGGATTGTATGTAGGTAATTTTTTATAAAACACAGCAATTTGTTCGTGTTGTCTTAAAGGCATACGCTTTGCGTTAAGAAAACCACTTGTTAATTGCTTATCCCACACCAAATCATATCTAAATAGTTTACGATTGCTATTTACCAAATCAACATAAAATGCACCTTGCCCAAATAAAAGTATTGCACCATTATCTTTTATAATTCTTTCATAATGTTTCCAAAGTTTATCAAAAGGGATTATAATATCTTTCTTATTTTGAGTAACACCGTAAGGCAAATCACACAATATCATATCAATGCTTTTATCTGGAATATCTTTCATCAATTCAAGACAATCACCTTGTAATAATTTAATAATTAGTTTCACCGCCTTTACTAATAAAAGAATTATTTAATCAATTTATAATAAGTTTTTAGATTCCATAATGGAATAAAACTCACTTGCTTTTATTTCCGTTAAACCTTCCGGAGCATTGAAATCACCTTCAGATGAAAATGTGCAATAAATAACATTATCTAAATCAAACAATCTCCATCTACACTTAAAACAACCAATTGTAAAATAGAATGGAACATAAGGTTTACGTACATTTTCTGTAAGACCGTTTTCTTTACATAATGAAACCCATTCTTTATTAAGAGGATTTCTTAATTTGAACTTGCCCGGAGTATCAGATATAAACCCATTTGCAAAATTCTTAATATCCTCGGCATCAGGGTTAATCCATAATCTTGTAACAGATGGATAAAATGAACTGGTATGAATATTATTTTTTATTGCAAAATCTCGAAATAAGTCAGTAATCTTATTAGCAGCTTCTAAATATTCAAGATATTTTTCGCCAAGAACACTGTCATTCGATACGATATAAAATTTTTCCATATATATTCTCCTAATTTTTAATATATTCTCCTAATTTTTATATTGCTCAATCCAGCAAATCTTCGATTGTATCATCAATATCTACGAGAGTTGTAATGACTGCAAATGCCTTTTTCGTTATACATACCTCCAATTAACAAGGCTTTACATATAGATTATAGATAGCAACGCCATTTCTTTCGGAAATATGTGTTTTGCCATCTTCAAAGTCCTGTAAATATAACTTATTTGTATTCTCGTCATTGAACTGATAAACATTCTCGTGACTAATGGTTAATGGAGAACCGAAAATCCAATTATCACATCCGCAATGGAACATACCACCTACCATAGCATTGTGTCTGATTCCATCCCAAGGCAACTTTGAACAAACAGAATAATATGTATCACCAGACATATTTTGTGTCATTACAAAGTAATTTTCAGATACAGCCTTTACCTGCATAGGTTTATCCCAATTATTGACTCGTACTAAATCACCAACTTTAATGGTATTTAAAATTTCTCTTGTGACTTCTGAGTAATGAACATATTTTTTATCCATTTCTTAGCCCCCTATTTAATAATTCGTAATTAAAACTTCAACACTGCTATTTGCCGATTTATCTTTTGTTTGATAATTACAATATATTTTTTAGACCATTCTTTTAAAACATCATTGCTTTTACCTTTATGTTCTAAGACATTTGATAAAGCAAATTTAGCCTGTTTATAATCAAGAATGTCTAATAAATTTAGCAGTTCTCTTTCATAACTTTCAGACCACTTACAAAAATAATCTCTTTCATATGCACCAATTGTTTTGATTTCTCATTATATATGTAATGCTCTGCTTGTGTATTGAATGTTAATTCTCCACTCCCCCCGAACAAGTCAACAAATGTGTTGATTTTGTCCGGGAAAAGAGGCAATATTTGTGGGAGCAACTTGAATTTTGCACCCGTATAATTAAATGGATTCTTATACATTCTTTTACCTCTTTATGTGCTATTTATTTCGTGTTGCTCAATACGGTTTCTAATCGTTAAAAAAATTAAATCAATTCTCTGCCACAATTCGGACAGAATTTAGCATTAACTAAATCGAATTGACCTTCGGGTCTTGAATAACACGAATTATATAGTAAACATCCGCATTTGGAGCAGTTCATTCTTGTAACTCCACTGCGTTTGAATATCTTTCTGATTGCGACTTTATCATTCAAATCTTGTTCTTCAATCTGTTTATAAAGCTCTGTCATCTTTGAATATGTAGTCCAACAAATCCAACTATTACAATCTGAACAATATACACCCATTCGTCTGCCGCTTGGTTTGGCATAAACTTTTTCGCAACCACATTGTTGACATTTATAATTCATTATTTATCTCGCCTTATCTAAATTTTGATACGACAGCCAACAATTCTTCTCTGTTATTTCGGACATCTTCTCGCATAACCATATCGAGAAGTTTATTTAATATATCTCCTATATCCTTACCCTCAAATCCGGCTTGCATAATATCATTACCATTTACGGCAAGATACTGAAGGCAATATACGTCATTCTCTTTACAAAATTGCATTTGCTTTTGAAGAATGTTTAATGCAACAAACATATATTCATCATTGACATAAGCCTTTGCAAACGATATTATGGATTCAAATGAGCAAGAATGAATGTTTTTTAATGACCGTCTCGCATAGTAACGCAATGAGCTATCATCTTCAACATTATATTCTCTATCTCCTATATGCAGATTATTGACTGCTGCCGCAATGCTTGATTTGCTACTCCACTTATCTTTATCGTCAAGAATTTTATGACCATATTCACGGATAGCGTGTGCTGCAAATACAACATCGTTTGAAAACCTTAAATCTTTAAGGATATTCATAATATCGGTAGTATCAAACAAGATTGCGAGTCTTAATGGAACATTTGACTCAACAAAAGCCAATCTGTTGTAAACCTCTTGCTCATCAGAATCAATCTTGTAATCAAGAACTACCTGTAAAAAATCAATAAGATAACCAATCAGTTTAATCCTGTTTTTCTTTGAACCGTCATTACCGATATTTGATTCAAGTATCTTTGTCAATTCAGCACAAATTCTTTCAACAGATACATTCTTCAAAAGTATCTTGTTTTTCTGAATTGATTTAATAACCTCATCATCAATTTGCAAATCATATCTAATTGCAAAGCGAATAGCTCTCATAATGCGGAGTGCATCTTCTTGAAATCTATCATCTGGATTTCCTACACATCTCAAACAACCCATTTCAATATCTTCAACTCCGCCAAACATATCAATGATGCCTTCTTTATCATTATAAGCCATAGCATTGATTGTAAAATCTCTGCGCATTAAATCAAGTGATAGGTCAGATACAAATTTAACATTTTCAGGGTGTCGGTTATCTTTATATTCTCCGTCAATTCTGTAAGTAGTGATTTCAAGACATTGCTTGCAATCGCCATCTTCAAAAACAACGGTTACTGTTCCGTGCTGTAAACCAGTGGGAATTACTTTTAAGTCTTTGAATATTTCTTGGACTTGCTCTGGCAAAGCAGATGTGCAAATATCCCAATCGTGAGGTTGAATTCCTATAATACTATCACGTACACATCCACCAACGATATAAGATTCATAACCATTTGAATGCAATCTGTTTAATGCAAATTCAACCGGCATAGGCATTTTTATATCTACCACGGATTTTTGACCTCCTCTAAAAATCGTGCAAGTCTGCCATTATGTCTAAATACAAGGTCATTTTCTGTAATTGGTATATTGTAATAGTGTTTAACTATTTGATGAAATATCTCTGAATCAATACACTTGAATTTAATGGTCTGGTTATCATCATAAATAACTTTTAACCACCCATAATCTCCTGCTTTCTGTAAATCAAACATTTCAACTCTTACAAGATTACCAATACCTAAAGGACAAGAATCAATAACCTCTTTTAACTTATTAAGCGGATGGTGGAACTGACCTACTTCTATAAGTATTTCATCTTCGCCAATACTGTAAGCCGTGAAATCATTGTCATTAAGTGTGTCTTTAATATGTAAATAGAGTTTTAACATCAATGAATGCTCATACCGAATTTGTCTTTTAGGATTACAAGCACCTAATACAACCTGTCTGATATATTTACTATTTTGAATATATAAACTATTCGTAAATTTCCCAACATAATCTTCCCAGGTGTCGCAATCGAAAATATCTCTCGAATAGAAGTTCATTGATGAAAAGTTTGCTTTTTTCATATCAATAGATATAAATGTCTTTCCGTCATTATTTTCAACATAAAGGTTTTTCTTTCCGACTTTTGCTCTTTCTCTATTAAGGGCAGTTTCAGATTCACCACTTAAATCTGTATTGAAAGATTGATACGTATGATTTCCTTTAATATCCGAAATCATTTTATCTTTTACTAAATTATAGTATTCAAAATAATCCTGCTCATTATTGAACTGCTGCATTTCTACACAAAACAGATTAAACTGTTCAACACAATTAAAAATTGTATCAAGTGTTATAAGTCTTTCATAAAAATACGGATTATCAAACACGGCAATCGGTATATTACAATCTTTACAGAATCTCTTTTTCAACTGAATAGAATCCAGCACTTCTTCCCTTGTCATATATTACCTCCTGAAACGACCATCTCATTTACTTTGGCTACAAAATCCATAACCTTGTTCGTATCTACTGTTTCAGGCAAATCCGTTGTTGTCTTGAGTCTATCAAGCCTGTTTTCATACTCATCAACAATTTCGTAAAATTCCTTTGTTGGCTGTCTATTTTCATCGAGATAACCACCATTTCTTATTTTCATAAGGAAATCGTGTTCTTTATCTCGATAAGTATTGATTTCGCCTTTTTCAAGAATATCAAATGCCATAAGGTAAAGACGAATAAGATGCATCATATGTTTACCCAACTTATTATGCTCGATAGCCTTTTCATTTCTCTTACCGATTTTTGAGTAAGACTTTATAATTGTACCCATCTCGGAAAACATTCCTTTATAATCTCGGAGAGGATAATGCTTTAATGTAACATCGCAGAAAATTTCCGTATCATAATCTTCCTGCTCCGATTTATCAATATACAGAGTAATTGCATCTTCCGGCATATCAAAATATCTTTCTCTGAAATCAACAGAAGCGTGTTCGATACTTTTTAAAATATGTTGCTCCTGCTGATTTTGACTAACCAAACGAACAGATTTATTTTCCAACCTTCGCAGCTGGGCGTTTGCATATCCGCCAAATGAATGGATTACTCTTTTTGACAAGAATAATGATTTATTTTCTATGAGTTCTCTACCAATATTTGTAAGATAGAAATAATGTTCGGGTTTTAATCCTAACATTTCTACTGTATTCGGGTTACAAGAACATAACAATTTGATAATCTTATCGAATGAATATACAGTTGTATCGGTATCAATATCAACAACTTGTTCAAAATCATTACCTGTAAGAATATTTCTTTTACTATTTGTGGCTATACCTCTAATATCAATGTCAGAGTTTTCATTGTTTGTACCATAAGCATAACTGCCACCAAATCCGAGTAGAAAAATATTACTACCAAGATTTTCATTGGTTCGTAAAAAATCATACTCTGTGTTTTGGATTATCTTTTTAATATCAATCATATTCACAATTTATTCCCTCGTTTCTTAACATTGAATATTATAACACCGATTTACCTATTTGTCAAGTAGTTTCTCAATATTGTTTCTAATTTTCAGAAAAAACTTTCATTAAATAGTCATCAAGATACCTTCCTAATATTTGGTCGGCTGATTGAAGAATTTCATCTTTTCTATTATCAAATAGTTCTTCTGCAATTCCACCACCTATTGCACATAATGTATCTGCATCACATTTCAAGCTCAACACATTTCTTATAAATTCTGTATAAGTATTTGCTTCATATACACATCTAATTGCAGCAGGCACACTACCTTGGCAATTATCATTCCAATGATATATTTCTCGAATTTCATCAAGAGTGAGTTCAGGACTATATGCGTATTTATCTTTTGGATATTGACCAATAGCATAATTCAAAATATCTTCTTTTGAAATTCCGTGTTTTGCCATCCAAATACACATTGCTACTACAACAGCACCCTTTATTCCTTCAGGATGATTATGAGTACATTCTGCTGTTTTGCTTGCATTCTCAACAACATCTTGCATACTATCATAATAATCTGCAACAAAAGATACCCTCATAGCAGAACCGTTGCCATAACTACCATAAGGTTCATTGGTATCACTATTAAGCCATTCACGAAATGAACCACCATATCCGGCATCTATGTATTTCAATCCGAAAAACTTATAGGCTTCGGCAAAACTTATATTGTGTTTAATAGCATATTTAGTTGCCAATGATAACACCGTATCATCTGTAAATTTGCAGTTTTCTGATAATAAAATCGCCGTTTTATTGTCAAATTCCATAGGCTTACGAAACTCATATTGAGAACCTATAATATCTCCTATGATTGCACCTTTAATTGCCATTATACTATACTCCTTAAAAACCACCATTGTTTCGGGTTATATGTATCTATAATTTTCTTAATTTTTTTGTTATTAACTACTCTTTCAATTTCTCTTTTGTTCGTGAGTATTTGTCGCTCAAAAGTTGAATTTTCTTTTGTCGCTCCGCAGAGTAAACTAAAATCGTCCTTAAATTCAACCCACTCATTTCTTTCCTGCTCCGACTCAAATGCAGTAATGTCACTAATTCCTATTCCTTTATATGTTGCGTAATACATTATTCAATCCTCCATATCATCTTGACAATTAAGAAAATTCAGCGTATAATACAAGTAAATTTAGTTGTATTTTCTTGAACTATGACTCATTATATCAGATTATTTTCTTGATGTCAACACAATTTCAAGAAATTGCTACCAATAAGGAGAAAGTTATGGAAACTGTATTATATCAAAGAATCAAAGAATTATGTATTGAAAAAGGTATTTCTGTCAACAAACTTGAAAATGATTTAGGAGTAGGATTATCTTCAATTCAAAAATGGAAATCAACTTATTCTCCATCCGTTGATAAAATAATCAAAGTTGCCACATATTTCGATGTGTCAGTCGATTATTTACTCGGTAGAACAGATATAAAAGGTTCTGCTTCTGAATTGCTTGGAGATGATGATATTATATCTTTTCAAAGAGCAAGACAAAAAATGTCTCAACAAGATAGAGAACGAATGATGCGAATGCTTAAAGTTGGTTTCGATTACGCCTTTGAGGAGGATAATAACACTTAATGGTTAGATATATCTATATAAACAATTTGGTGTTGAAAATATATTCTATGTTGCCACAAATCACATTTCCTTTAGATATTCAAGAAGTAATTAAACTCATTCCGAATTGTAGATATATGTCATATCGGAAATTCGCTAAAATAAATAATTGTTCAATAAATGATGTTATCCAAATGTGCGAAAGCAAGTCCGGTTGCACTCATTATGATATTTCACAGGATAGATATTTAATTCTTTGCAATCAGTCAACACAAGGCAATAACAATGTCGGTCGGCAATTATGGACTTGTAGTCACGAAATAGGGCATATTCTTTGCAAACACCACTCTGCATCTGCTTATTCAAAATTATCGGAGAATAGTTTTATGTGCGCAGAAAATTCTGAATTTGAAAATGAAGCTGATTATTTTGCCGCAACAATATTATCTCCGTTTCCTCTTTATGAATATCTAAATGTTCAATCGCCTTTAGATGTTCAAAATGTTTTCGGGTTATCAACAGAAGCCTCTCTTTATCGTTATAAAAAATACTTAAAATGGAAACAATATCATCGCAAAACTGCCTGGGAAAATGATATTGTTAAACTTTATAAACAAAAAGGTAGTTATTAACAATATAATATATTCGTTATATTTTACACCTCATAGGGAACAATCTCTATGAGGTGTTTTTTATGACAAAACAAGAATATAAACATATACGAAATTTAGCGTGGGATTTACTCATTGATGCAAATATTTCACGGTTGCCAGTTGATATAAATGCTATTGCTACTCTTTATGATTTACAACACTTAATTGACAATTCTAAATCTTTATATGATAATACTCTTTCCGTTGCCGAATGTATCTTGAAAATCTTTGGAATGGCGAATCCTGAATTTCCAAGATACCTTGCTATTAGAATTCTTGCGCCTATGATTATTTTCAAAGAATTAGGTGTTAAATCTGCGGAAGAAATGAGTAGCCTTTCCGGGCTTCCTATTGATTTAGCAAATCAGCGATTTAAGCGTTTTGAAATGCTCTTGTCAAGAAGAAATACTTTTCAAACTTCTCGTCTTGAAACAATCGTATTATCACAATTCCGTGAATGGATAGATAGTCGTTAATCCTTATTCAAAAGAACCGAGATAGAAGATTCAAGATTCAAAAATGGGCGCACACCGCAGGCACAGTCACAGCCATTCTGGTCAAGAATGCCGCTGGAACCGACATAGCAAACGCGACGAGCGTAGTTATTACTCGGAGTGGATGCGGGAGTAATAAGCCACCACCAATCAGGATAGATGGATTTCAAACCAAGAATCTTATGATACTTTGCATATTCCATAGCGGTTAAAAGACTTACCTTATCGGTGCAAGTTCCGTAATCATCCAAACCATCGAGAGAAGTAAGGTCTCTATCCATAGAGATAATATTGTTTTCTCCGCCGATGATAGCTGCAATCTTCTCGAAATACTCATTATTGAGCATTCTACGAATAGGAGATGTATTCCAATTTGAATTATCGCCGAATTTTACTTCTTTATAAGCAAACTCTTTTGAAATAACTCTTGTTCCTTTATCAGTATGTTCCATTACAATGAATACTTCATCTCCGAGCTTAAATTCATCTCCTGGTTTTAGTGTTGATAATTCAACTTTATTAGAACAAGTTAATGCTGCAAGTTGCTCTGGATTAAGGTCAATAGTAACCTTTCCATTTTCAATTTTTATATTTGCACTATCAATGGTAATCTGCATTTTCTTCTTCCCTTTTATTTTTAACAATGTACTTGTCCTTAAATTCATAAATCTCATATCCTTCTTTTGCCCAAAAGTCAAGTTTTTCTTGTGTGCATTCTACTTTGTCTATTCTCTTGACTTGTGTTTCGCTTCGATACAAATATTCTCCCATAGTATGAAAAATATCTTTAGTATTCACACCAACGATAAAAAGTTCATAATCATTGGTAATGATAGAATATTTTCTAACATAAAGAAGATGTGTATAAGGTAACTTTATTTCAGTCATTTTATCCTTTAATTCGTTCCTGTGCAATATTGTAGTATTGTTGGTCTATTTCTATACCTATGAATTGTCGGTTAAGCTCTTTACAAGCAATGCCTGTACTACCTATACCCATAAATGGGTCTAATACTATACCGTTTTGTTGAGAAGAATTGTCAATCAATATTTTCATCAACTCAACAGGCTTTTCAGTATCGTGTAAATTCTTTCCGTCAATACTTTTTAATTTGATGTTTGGTATAGATAAAATATCGCTCGTTCCACAATGGTTAATTCTTACGCCACGACCTTTGCGGAAAAATAATATGTATTCAAACTGTGACATATAGAATTGACCCATTATTTTGTTTCCTTTATCCCATATCAAAGACTTAATAAAATGGAAACCATAGGGCTTAACGCCATTGTCTTTTTCTTCCTCTGTCGTTAAATCAGTAAAAGTGTTCAACATATGAATAAGATTGATATGATTAGTCATTACATAACAATGACTGCCATCTTTTAATATTCTATAAAACTCCGATGCATATTCTGAACAATCAATGTTATTATGCTTAAATACTTGACCTTGCATATTGATTTTCTTTTGTAACATACCACCTGAATTTCCGGCGTTCCCACGAGAAGTAATTTTATAAGGTGGGTCTGTTACAATTAAATCAATGCTCTCGTTTGGTATTTTGCTTAATTCTGTTAAACACTCTCCACATATAAGATTTGGCAGGGGGTGTTAATTTTAATCAATGTATTGTACTTCCTTTGTTGGTTCTCTTTATATCTTCTGAAAATTTTGTATTAGATAAATATATATTATCGAAATGTTTTAACAAATCTTGAATTTTACAATTACCTGCAATTTCATTATCCGTATAATTCAAATGAGTAATCATAACAGAAGTTTTTGTTCCGCTGATTTTTTCTCTTGCTCTTTGTATATCAGCTTTCACTCTATTGATAAACTCATCATAATCAAACATTCCATACCTTATTGTTTGCTGGTAATCGTTATAACAGTTTGTAAGGTCAGTTATATCTTCATTTATATCCGACTTATCACATTCTGTTGGTAATGTTCCTGCTCCGTGTCTGGTAAAATAAGACCTTGTAATATAACAAATTTCAACATCGCAATCAAAATCATTAACTCTTTGAATGGGTGTATAAGAAGTAGTATTACTTGCTGTGATGTATGGCAATGCTTTTAAATTATTCTCATCAAGTTCAAGACCTTGCGCACCCTCAAATATAATGGTATTATACTTATTTCGGATTCTATCGAAATCACACATAAAAGTTATATATTGCATTTCTCTTAAATCACTAACGAAATGTTCAATTAACCCTTTAGACTTTATCAACTCTTGATACTCTTGTGGAATTTCTGTTATTCCGTATTCAAATAATTTTTTAGGTAAATAAATATTTGCTATATTATGTAGATAATCTACAACATCTTTATCATTCATATGAGATAGTTGGTTATAATCTAATGCAAAAACACCATCATCATACCTTTTTTGTGTTTCCCAAATACCATAACCACAAGAACCGTGTCTTTTATTCTCTCTATGTATTTCAACAATTTGATTGATAAACATATCATACATAGTGCTTACTCTACATTTAGGAGAAATCATACATATAGGTTTGATGCCATATTTTTTAAGCTCATTATATTCTTGAATGAAGATTGCAGGATTAACCATAAAGTTTTGGTCAAAGTATGTATGAGCATTATCAAATGTGCCACTTCCAAAATGATGGAAAATATGCCTTGTGCCATCTTTAAGTTCGACAGTATGACCTCGTTGACATCCTCCATTAAATAAAACATTTAAGCACTTATTTTTCGCGGATTGAGAGAAAAAATGTGTTGCCAATCCTTTTCCTTCATCTCCATAATTACTACCTATTACTACTTTGACCTTAACTTTACTCATTATTTATCACCAAGAAATTTCAGTATTTGTATTTGCAACTTCCTCATCTTTTGCATTGGTTATAATATTAACAATAGTGCTTGCAATATTATTCAATCCAACAGTAAGGAAATGTTTGTTATCAAGATACTTGCTATAAGTATTGTTAATACCATCTTTATGCCAAGAATAACTTGTAGCAGTATCATCAATAGCCAAGTGGTAAATATCAAATTTTTCACTTGCCGCCTTATAAAGTGTTTCTGTTTCAACATCAGTCTGCAATGAATCTCCGGTTACGGCACTTAATCTATTTGCAGGAAGATAAGGATTTAATGATTCATCTCCCATTGTAATGATAATGCCTTTCTTACCACGCTTCCAGCAATCGAGGTCGGTGTGTTTTAATCCAAAATACCACGCAGCAGTATATGACTCAAATGAATTACCGCCACCACCTCTTTCAAAATAAATTTTATCAAGCTGCTCGGCAATACGAACATCTGATTCAAACTGTGAAGCCTGAATAGGTGCATTATCATAAGCCAAATCGCCAATACCCATAACAAGGAATTCCACGTCAGTTACTTCCTCATAGAGTCTTGTCATAACCTCATTGAGTTTCTTTGCGACTTCTGCGGCAGCACTACCCATACTACCCGTAACATCAAGAGCAAGAATAACTGGGATTGTATTAGGATGTTCGTCTGAATCACAACACTGACGAACTACATTATAAGGGTCTAATTCAGGTTGAATACATCTTGACTTAAATAAATCCTGTGCAGAATAACTCTTATCTAAATTACCGTCATCAAGAACAGTTCTACCAACAGATTTTGAGTAAATTGTATAATCACTTGTAGTCCAAGTTCCGCAACCCATTATTCTGCCTCCTTATCTTCTGTTACTTCTTCATCATTGTTATCGGAATCGAACATACCATCAAATATATCGGTAAACCTATTTCCGCCACCAAGCAACATAAATGGAAGCATTGAAGCCATACCATTATCACCCATTGTTCCGCCATTGCTGCCCTTCATCATTTCAGACATCATCATATAGGACATCATTTTGCCCATACCTTTTTTACCCTTCATCAAGTCGTTTCCGAACATTGAAACAATCTTGCCGTAAAAATATGTATTACCCATAAAAACGTGGCGTTCTGGAAGAATGTCCTTAACAGTTGAATCCTCATAATCAATGACCTTAATTGTATCATTATTTACTGCAATAACACACTTTGGCTTGCCTGATACAAGAATAATGTCGCCAGCTTCAACTTTATTAGTAGGAATTACAAAGAAAAATTCCTCACCAAGATTGAAAACGAAGTTATTGCAATTTGTAAGTCTATTTTTCTTGATATTATAAGTCTTATAACCATCACTTGTCTTTACGGCAACCTCACCGTTCATTGAAAGTCTGCACATTCCGTTGGCTACTTTGCCAAACATACCATTGAACATATTCATTTCTTAATCTCCTTTAATTATTTCTTTTTATCTTCAAGCCACTTATTATCAATGACATAAAAACCTACTACCAATCCACCTATAAGTAATATCCAAAAAATCCAAAAAACTATTATCTGCCATTCGGACTCAAGGTTTTCGATTGTATCTTCAATATTCTTATCATAATAAAAGTGAACATTAGAAATTGTATTATCTTTAAGTACAGCGTATAGCGTTCCTTTACATTCGGCAGGAGCAGCATAATACACATATCTTATATCTCCTGATGAATGCCACCAATCACCATCTATATATATCGTTTTTATTTCTCTTTCACTTGGTAAATGAATTGTATCATAAGGAAACTCAACACCAATAAAATCAATCTTTGTAGAGCTTTTTGATTCTTGGCTAACATAATCCCAAGTATAATATTCTTCTGTTTCCGTATATGTTTCGGTTTTGCCTTTTGAGTTTGTTCTCGTTTTTGTTACCGTGCTTGTGTGTCTTGTATATTTCTCTTTGACTTTCTTTATGTAGGAAAAGTCTCCCTCAATTTCATTGTAAGAAACTGTATCAATAGCTTTAAGTTCACCATATACGAAAGCATTACCTATGTTTGTTCTCATACCGTGTTGAAATACATCTTTGTTATTATCTATCTGCAACGCTGTGTTGTATTCCTGATAATCATTCATTAAAGAATTACTTATTCCGGATGAAATCATAAAACCAAACACAAGCATTACAGCAATAATGATAATACTAAAAAGGACTTCACGCTTGGTTACTAACCTCTTATCCATAGGTTAATCTCCGAAAAGATTTGTTGGTGCATCTTCCGATACATCATAATTTAAGTATGAATATTCAATTACCTCATAGCCGAGCATATCAAGAATATTACTGTTTGGAAATTGCCTTACATACTGATTATAAGATTTAACAAACTTATTAAAATTACTTCGATAATTTGCAATCAAATTTTCTGTGGTTGTAAGTTCCGACATCAATTCTTTGTAGTTTTCATTGCTCTTTAATTCTGGATAAGCCTCTGCAACTGCGTTAATCATAGTCTGAATCTCATTCACAGAATTATCAGACGATGTGCCTCTTGCTTCAACGACAGCCATTAGGGTTTCATATTCGTGCTTATCATACTGTTTAACACAATCAACAAGGTTAGGTATAAGGTCTGCTCTGCGCTTTTCCTGAACCTTAATGTCAGACTGCGCCGTACTGATTTGTTCTTCGTAAGAAATCGCCTTGTTTTTAACGCCATTGAAACCGAATACAAACATCATTGAAACGGCAACAATAATAGCAAGAATAATTGCTGTTAATTTCAAACTGAATTTACCTTTTTCTTTAGCCATTTTTAATCCTCCAAGCATTTAATCAATGTATGGCAATTCTCTATATATATCAGCAGGAATGTTATTCTGCCATATATAATCATTTTTAAGAATATAATTGTTATATGTACTTGCTGTCTTATTAGCCCTCGTCTTTGCTTGTTCAGCCCAATTTTGTTTTTCTTCATCATCAGAATCTTTATATTGCTCATAAGTGAGTTTATCCGAATTATAAGAAGAAATCATAGAACGACAAGTATCTTCAACCTTTTTTAATGTTTCATAGTTGGTATCATCATCTGCTTTTTGAACTGTACCAAACCAATTATTCCAAGCTGAAACACCACTTGGAGTTGCAGTAAAATATATAGGCAATCCGATAATAAGAATACAAACCAAAACTATCAATACTGTAATTACCGTTTTACGCATTATTTACTTCCTCCATCAATAGATAAAACAGGGTCGTCAACTTCAAATGGAATATCACTAAATAAGAAATCTCCAGTCCATTCAATATATTTTCCATCGGTAGTAAAGAAGAATATTCCCGGCACATTTTCACCATAACATCCATCAATACCTGCGATTTCAACCAAGTCATAATAACATTTTCCATTTCCATCTTCATTATGGATATGCTGTGGATATTCGGCAGGGAATAGGTAACTGTTCAAACTTGATACTTTACCATCAACAACAAATCTTCCAACAACAGAGCCATTTTCAGAGAACAAAACAATATAGCCAAGGGGTTTTTCAACTTCACAGGGTAAAGACATTGCTTTTTCTCTTTGACCATTTACCCAATAGGCTCTTTTTATGACATTGTATCTTTCAAGAGAATAAGATAAATCTATTGGAGCAGGTTGATTATCAACAATTTCTCCGGAACTTTTCATAGCTGTTTTAGTATTTTCTGATTCACTTGTGTTATCTACACATCCAGTAAATAAACAGCAAACAGAAAACATAACAAGAACAACCATTAAGATTGAAACAATTCTTTTCTTTTTCATAATAATTTCCTTTCATTTATACAAATTGTAAGTATATTAGTTTTGGATTGAGTATTGCATTTCCATCTCCGAGAACATATTGGTCGATTTTCGGCTTAATAACTTCTTGAATATATGTTTCTCTTATTCGAGAATCCATAAAAATAACTTGTGAACAAATTTCAGAAATTATATTCTCTTTGGTTATTAGATTGATAATGCTACCATTGAAAAACTCAATCTTAATTTGCTCACCTTCAGCAATAGATTTTATCTCACAGTCATAAGTCACTTTCTTATAGTATTCAATGATTTCGTCAAGCATCGTTTTAGCGGAAACCATATCCTCAATATAAAAAGTAATTATGTAGTTCGATAAGGTAATGCACCTATCGAGGAATTTATAACCTCGAATTTTCGATTGTTCAAATATTGACATTATCTTGACTCCCACGGAAATTCAGAATGACCAAAGTGCCCAAACTTTGCAGTATCATTAAACTTAAATGTTCCATCTATCAAATGCAAATCTTCGATAATCCTTTTTGGTGTGCATTCATCATAGAAACAATCCGGTATATCAATTACTTCCTTATCTGTCTTTGCATAAATTCCAAGAGGTTTATCCATACCTATTGCATAAGAAATCTGAATTTCGCACCAGTTGACATCAGGTAATGTATCAAGACATTCGATTGCAAGCTGTCTTGCCTTATACGCTGCCGAACGGTCAACTTTTGTTGGGTCTTTACCAGAGAATGCACCACCTCCGACATTTGCAAAAGACTGATAATTGTCAACTACAATTTTTCTGCCGGTTAGACCTGCATCTCCATCAAAACCACCGATTAAGAATTTACCTGTCGGATTGATGTGAAACTCCCTGATTGCAATTCCATAATTTGAACAAAGTGTCTCACAGTAGTCAGTAAGAATTTTATCTGTCTCTGCTCGATTTGTTTCTTTGTTCTGATATGAGATAATAAAATCCTTTATATACTCCAATTTGTTATTTTCATCATAGAACCCTGTTATCTGTGCCTTGCCATCAGGGAGAAATCTGTCATCAATTTTGACAAGTCTATCATAGAATGCCGATAAATCTTGAAGGATAGCCATTGCCGTAGGAATGTAATCCACTGTATCTCTGCACGCATACCCAAACATCATTCCTTGGTCTCCAGCACCTCCAGTATCAACGCCCTGCGCAATATCAGGTGACTGTTTACCGATGTTATCAATAACTTCATATTTATTTGGGTCATATCCAACATCACGAAGAGCTTCTTTAACAATGTTTGTTACATTGACTAATGCTCTTGAAGTTACTTCACCTGTTACGAATATTTTTCCTTTGCCGCCGACAGTTTCAATGCCGCATCTGCTATGTTTATCCTGTTTCAAAAAAGCATCAAGAAGTGCATCACTTATTTGGTCGCAAACTTTGTCAGGGATGTCCTCTAAAAACAATTTCATTGCTGTAATAGAAAGACATATAATCAACTCCTTTCATTTTCAACGAAGCACCAAGTATATCCACCTGCGCTTTACGCCCATATTTATTATTACAAACATCGCTTATTCGTTTATAATTTGTTCCTGTTAAACGTTCCGCTTCTCTCATACTGTTATATATAACTCCAGTTTCTACACATAAAATTAGTTAAACACCTAACAGATTTTCTTCGATAAGTTGATTATTCATTTATGTATCTCCTTGTTTGACATACTTTTTATAATTACAACATACATTTTCAAAAAATCTTTCCCAATTACCATTGCTCAAATCGTATTGTGATATTGAGTGTTTAATACAAAAATCACTATTTGAAAATGCTTTAATCATATTTTGAATTGGTGATTGTCTATCTCGGCGTATTACCTGACCAAAATTTCGGAATACAATCCACGCTTCATTTCGTAATATGATTTCGCCCCAACAATCTGAATAACAAAACTTTTCTTTGTTACTTAAATCAATACCAAAATACTTTTTGGCACGATATACCAAGGGCGTTCCATTGTCACTTGGGTCAGATGGTCTATGTAAGGGTGAAAAGAAATCCCTGTGTTTAATCCAAAGGTCATCACCTTTTACAACACATTGACACTTACACTTGTTTGGAATCCAATCCGCTGAAAAACTTTGCTTTACTCCTTTTAATTCTGCTGGTTTTGATAATTTTGGCTGACCGTAAAATCTATATGAAACCACTTCGCAAAAAAGCGGTGCTGTAAAAAATAATTCATAAACTTCGGCAGGATTAGAATAAGTAAATGTTATAGGATAAACTAAACTATCATTTGACATAAACTGATATTCAACAATGTCATAATACAAATCATCAGCATTGTCTTTATATAGCCTAAATCGTAACATACCATCTTGTAATTGATACTTATACCATTCTCTTGTTCTATTTTGAGGAATTTTGTGTATTACTAAAAGTTCAGATTTGCTTTTTAACTCTTGAATAGTATCAAGATAGGACATATCTGTATATGGTTGAATATCTGTAACATTTTCAGAGCTAAAAACCTGTCTTGCTTTTTCAGCAGTTTCAGCATAAATTAAAGGTTTTGTATTAAATTCCTCTATTGTTAAAATCCAGCGTTTCATAGTTTGTAATAATGACTCCATTTATGTAATCATTAGACAACCAATTTTGTGAATGGTCGTTAATGTCATCATCTGATATTTCATTTCAAAAACCTCTTACTGAAATAATTTTCTGCAATATCCCATTTGAGCTAAATATCTTTTGAAATAAATATTTATACCATTGTGTGATTTCTCTTTGAATGTGATAATTTTATACGGGAATCTATCAAGTGATACTACTAAATACTCAAAACCATTTATTGCAATATTCACACTACCATCTGTATTAAAATAAGCCAAAATAGGATGTTTAATTGAATGTTTTATATTTAGGTTGGGGCATCTTTTGTCAATCATTTCTTTTGCGTGTTTTGTTAATATGTAATTATTCGCAATCTCGTTAAGCTCATTATGTTTTAATAATTGTCCTCTATGTCGAATCTGAATCATATGTAACCTTCTTTTCAACAGTACATAATGTGTCATTCTTGCTGCCGCCGTGGGCAACAACAAGAATTTCAATTATTTCAAATCCTCTTTTCTTGCCAACACCATTTGTATTCCAACCAAAAGAAAGACAAACTCCATTCGGTTTAAGAATACGAGCAATCTCATCAAGATGTTTTGCTCTCCAAGATGCTTTTGTATGTTCTGCGGTTACTTTGATACCAACACCCTCATAGCATTCTTTTACTTGACGAAGCGAATATGGTGGGTCATATAAAACCACATCAGCAGATTCACTTTCTATCAACTTCAAAAAGTCTAAAGCATCTAAATGATATGTAGTATCAAATTTTGGATTTAAGTCATTAGTAATCGTTCCTATATGACAACCATTTGCAAATGGGTCAACAATTACTTTGTTTTTACCCCCTGGCGGTGTATCTCACCACAAGTTCTTTTATTGGCGGAATACTAAATGTTTTGCAGTTAGGCATAGCCCATACTCTGTTTACAATCATTTTATACCCTCATCACAAGCCAAACTTCGTTTGAGCTTTTCCCACAATGTCGGCTGGTGTTTATTACAATGGCAGGGATAATGACGGATTGAACCGTCACGTCCACACTTGATATATTTCTCACCAAGATTTGCTTTTTTGTTCATATTTACATTTCATTTTCATTATCCTTCCTTTGGAAAAGAATATGGTTTGCAAATTATATAATTACTCATTGCCAATAAATCCATAAGTTCTCCTTTTATGTATTTCTCAATATTATTTCTTAATAATAAAAATTATTGCATTTCTATCAATTTATATGAATTCCTTAAAGCACTATGACCTATCGTTGAAGTTATTGTTCCAATCGTTGTTTGGTCTGCTCTAATATTACAATTATAGTCATCATAAAAAAATAGCAATATAGGGAGTTTAAGGTACATTATGAGTAATAAAAATGATATTTTATGTATTGTTTTTGTGTTGCTCGATAATGTTTTTAAGTAACAACAAATTCGCTAATTGCCGAATAAATATCCTTTTCGCAAACACACCATATTGTATTCCAATCTACTTCGTGAGCAGTATGCTCTCTTTCAGACTGTTCTCTCTGTGCCATAATCAAAGAACAAAGTAATGACTTTGCGGATATATCCCAATCATTTCCATTTTCATCTTTACCTATGAGTCGCACATCACAATCAATTGTGCTTACTATATCGGTAAACTTTTTAACGGCAGTAATATTTGATAGCTCAATTTTTGCTTTCATATTTTCACCTCTTTTCAACTTTATCTAAAGTATATCATAGGATTTAATGTATGTCAATCGTTTTTCTCAAAATTATTTCTTATTTTTAGAAATTTCCCATTATATATTCAAGTTCAGAAATAATCTTTGTTCCATACTTCTCAGCAGCTTTATTTTTAGAGCTGCCAGAAGTCTTATCATTTGTAATTAAATATTGTGTTTTAGAAGTCACGGAAGAAACTACCGTTCCACCTTTTGCTTCAATATCATACACAAGAGCATTACGGTTGTCAAATTCAACTAATTTTCCTGTAATACAAAATGTTTTGCCTTTGTATCTTTGGCTTAAATCGGATTTTTGTGGTTTTTTAATGTGAAGAATATTAACAAGAGGTTGAATATCTTCATAATTATCTGCAACATATGAATTGATATTATCACTTGTTGTCTGTCCGATTTCCTGCAATACGCTCCAATCAAATCCTGACATTGCAAAATTGATAAACTCTTGAAATGTATTTTCTGCTCCTGTTTCTTCACAATATTCAGCTATCGTTCTTGCTGCTGATTTACCAATTCCCGGAATACCAATAGCAATAATAATATTGATTAACTGACATTTTTTACTAACTTCAATAGCATTGATAATCTTATCAATGCTTGATTCACCAAAACCTTTTGCTTTTGCAATTTCATTACGATAATCTTTAAGGTGATAAAGGCTCTCAAAACTTGTAATATAACCCATATCCATAAGGGAGCGTAACCTTTCTTCTGATATGCCTACAATATTCATTGCTTCCCTTGTAGCAAAGTTTGAAATTTTATCGTGAAGAATTGCTTTACAATGTCTGTTTGTGCAGTAAAGCATTTCTCTACCATTATCATTCTTTATCGTCACAGGATTTCCACAAGACGGGCATACTGAAGGTATTTGGTATGTATTACTTCTTGTAAGATTTTGTGTGATTTTCGGGATAATCTGATTTGCTTTAACAACGGTTACAATGTCACCAATACCAAGTTCAAGCTCTTTGATAATACTTACATTGTTAAGAGTAGCACGAGATACAGTAGTTCCATCAATCTCGACAGGCTCAAAAATTGCAACAGGATTTACAAGACCAGTTCTGCTCGTTGACCACTCAATGTTAAGCAAAACCGTTTCGTTTTCCTCTTGATAGAATTTATATGCAAGAGAATGTCTTGGGTGATGTCCTGTTCTACCAAGAGAATTTCCATACTCAATATCATCAAACATTCCTACTATTCCATCAATCGGAATCTGTTTGGTTTCGCATTCATCTTTAATCCATTCAATAGTATTAAAACTATTGGTATAATAAGGTACTACATCAAAACCAAGATTTGATAGAAAATCAAAACCTTCAGAATGATACTGAATACCAACATTTTCTGCTTCGTGAAGCCTCCAAGCTATAAACTTGATATTCCGTTTTGCAGCAATTTCACTATTCAACTGACGTACTGAACCACTTACAAGATTTCGTGGATTTTTATATTTTGTATTTTCTCTTGCTTTGATACGTTCAAATTCATCATAAGTAATAATACACTCGCCATCAATTTCGAGTTTACCCTTAAACGGAATTTCTGTTGGAAGATTAGAAAATACTTTTGCATTGTGGGTAATATCTTCTCCGGTTTCACCGTCACCACGACTTTCGGCTCTTATGAGTTTGCCATTGTCATATGTCAAGGAGCAAGTAAGCCCATCAAGTTTTGCCATAATAAGAAAATCTTTGTTGCCGAAATACTTAATAAACTCATCAATATCTGTTGTCTTACCAAGAGATAATAAAGGATGGCTATGTTTGACTTTCTGTAACTGACTCAAGCTCATATAACCAACAGATTGTGTCGGTGAATTTGAGAATATACATCCTGTCTCTCGTTCTAAAACAATTAGTTTATCAAAGAGTTCATCATACTCTCTGTCAGAAATGATACTATTATTATTGTTATAGTATTCATCTCTGTACTTATTTAACTTTTTGACGAGGGATTTAACTTCCTCTACTCTATTTTCATTCATTATTATATCCTCAAATATTCAGTGTTAATTGTTCCCATTGCTCACCGCTATCGGTTTTTCCCCCGAATATAAATCATCTTTTACCTTAATAACTTCCTCAACCTCAACAACTTGGTATTCATCACCTATTTTACGATGCCAACTTCTTTCAAAACCAGCAATAGCCTTTTTCTCGCTTGAATAAGTCTTAATCTGTATATCACCTATATCATCAATAGGTTTGAAATAATATTTCCTCGCAAGTCCACACATTATATATGTACCATTACGGACGATTATGTATCTTTTTCTGGTAATAACTTTACTCATCGTAATCCTCCCACGGAATCCTTACCTTATATTTACCCTTAAAATATGTTATACCTACACCACATTCTTTACACCATTTATTAAGGTAATCCTGTAATTCAATGATTTTTTTGCTTGGAATATCATAGAATGCATCCTCATACAAATTCTCTGTTGCATTTTCAACTATTTCTTGTGCATCAATGTTAATTTTAACAGGCTCGGTTGACCATACAAATTCAGGTCTTATATCTGAAGGTTCGTGTTCTTCTGCCCAATACTCAAAGAAATCATCCCAATCCATAAAGAAACCGTCATTTCTTCCATACTCGTCAGAAAAGAAATATTCCATATTTTTAATTATTTCGGGTGGTACAAGTTCTGCATCATTTAATGCTTTGGCTCTCCGTTCATCTAATTGCTTGCTTTCTAACTCCCTTTGTTGTTCGCAATTATGTCTTGTATATCCACGTTGAATGATACCACCGCAAAGATTACAACGGTGGATAATACCATTAAAACAATGTGGGCAAAAATCCAAAGTCTGATGAGAGTAAGGAAACATTCTGCTTTTGTCAGGGTCATCTCTTAATCCATAAGGATTTTCACGAATAACAAGCCCTGTGCCGTGACAAACTTGGCAAATTTCCTCATCTCCGTGTAAGTCCTTTTTTAAATGAACATTAACAAGTTTCTCAACATAATCCTTGTCTGCAACATATTCTGTTTTAGGTTTTACAAATTCACTCATTATTCTGTTCTCCTTTATTACAGAAACCACAATCTTCGCAGTTTTCAATATGTTGTGCAATGTCACACTGACTCTGTTTGATTATGTTTTTTAATTCATCTGGTGTATAACCTAAATCTTCATACTTTCCGAGGGCGTTTCTCAATGCACATCTTTCCGAATATTCATCTTCAAATGCTTTTGCAGAACCATAATCTCCCATAAGTGATTTATAAGTTAATCTATCCATTTACATCACCTCTTTTATAGACTCAATGTATTCTTCCGAAGCGTAAAATGGAACACTCATTAACTCTCTCCGAATTTCGTCATACATCTTGTGTAATTTTGGATTAACCCATTTTTGCCATTCTCTGCGATTATCGGCAACCATTAAGGCTCTTACTTGTGTAGCCGAAATAGGTATTTTTCCACGGCTTACAATAATTTCTGTAACATCCTTAATATCATCTGGGTCAAACCATCGAGACCGGCTTTCATCATTACCGTATATCATAAGTTCAGGCGTCTTATAAATATAACGGTCAATATTATCAAGTAAGTATCGACCCCATTCAGGTCTAATATCATTTTCATTCGTTAAATCAGAAATACCCTTAATAATAATTGAGCCATCATCACCGTAAATAGCTCTCAACATTCTTATTCTTGTGTCAATGTTTAGTGGATTTCTTTCTGTTCCACATTCCTGCGAAGAACCGACCAAAATTAACACCCTATCACACAGTTTTAACGCCGTATCAACAAGTGATTCGTGACCGATATGAAAAGTTTGAAATCTGCCACAAATAACACCTACATCATATGGTTTGCTCATATTTTATCTCCTTATCAGAAAAAGTTGAATAATAAACTACCCTCAGAAGTTCTTATATCAACGATAGCATTTTCAATTTTAGTTGTTTCTTTTGTCTCTTTAACCTTTTGGTTGGAGCAAGCGGCAAATGTAAAACACATTATAATACCCATAAAGAAAGCAATAATCTTTCTCCATAAAGGCATTTTCTTTATTTTAATAGTTTACTCTTTAGCCTTTGCCTCACAACTCGGACAAACCATTCTGCCTTCGGGAACATAAGCTCCACAACTCACACATCTATCATACATTTTCTTTATCCTCACTATGAATTATTTCTTCAAATGTTCTCGGCGTATAATTCATATAAGGAATCATACAACCAACATTAAACATATTGCAGGGCTTGTCGTAGAGAGCAACCATTTCATATTTAACTCTCTGCATCATATTCCACTCAAATGAATTATGAACGTGTCCGTAAAAATGGTAAGCACCATAATAGTGTCGGTTAAAACAAGGTATAGGGTAGTGGGATAAAATAATGTCATTGCCGTTAATTTTGATTTCTTTGTAATCAACGATTTCAATGAACAAGTCTCTGATATTCTTGCTTTTAAGTAGTTTTCTATCGTGGTTTCCTATGCAAAGATGTTTGTTTCCATTTAATTGACTGAATACCTCAATAGTCTTTGTTGTGTTACCCCAACTAATATCTCCGAGAATCCATACATCATCGTCAAATCCGACAGTTCCATTCCATCGTCTTATAAGTTCGGTATCGTGTTCTTCAATCGTCTTAAATGGTCTATTGTCAAATGAGAGACAATTTTCGTGGCTAAAATGCTAATGCAAGTCAGCTATAAAATACATCTGACTCATACACTCAACACCTCCAATCTATTCCATTTTCTTTTCGTTAGAAATATATTTAAGATTACGAAACCAATCAGCTATGCACATAATTCCAAGTATTACTCCAATCGTTACGCCTATTCCAAATCCTACCCAAAACATTTAACCGACCACCTATTATGTCATCATTCTTTATTTTACCAATTTACATAAATATCTATGGTATCACTTGCGCAACCGGTATCATATACTTTGCCACTCTTACCAAATGGTGTGGCTATCACTGTACCTTTGCTTAAAGACGAAGAAGATAAACAAATATAATCATTCCCATCGCAAATGTAACCACTTGAATCTGCGTGTCTGCCTGGAATATTCAAACCACTGCCAGGGAGAACTCTTTCGCTATACCAAGTCCATCTCCATCCATTCCAATAAATGACACCCATATTCATAAATTTTGAAGCTGAATATAAAGCCTCACTTGTTTCTGATTTTTCTATTTGTGCTTCTGTTTCTTTTGATTTCGTAGTTTCCACAGGTTTCGTTGTCGGCTTAACTGTTGCAGTAGGTTTAACCGTTGTAACTTCTGTCGGTTTTTCTGTTACCTGCTCCGTTGTTACTTCTATTATTTCTTCTGTGGTTTCCTCGACCTTTTTAGTAGTTGTAACTTCTGTTGTTAATTGAGTAGTTACAATTACTGTACTTTCTTTGGATTGGTTTTCGCTTTGTTCAATCTCTGAATCTGTTGCTATAATTACTGTTGTGCTGATAACAGCCAGCACAGCAACTAAACAAATCAATCCTTTGATTTTCGCTACTCTCAAACCTACCTCCTTTGTAAAATTTACTGGAGTTTTCTACCACAAGTCGGGCAAAAATAAGCAATCTTTTCTTTGCCCGACTTTGTATATAAGACATTTTCTCTATAACCAGAACAATCAATACATCCTTCTTCTTGTGGTACAAACGCCATTTGACTGCCTAATCTATCAGGCAGTGAGTTTTCTTTAATTCTGTAACCATTTTTATTGCAGTAAATATTTACCGCTTTAAGTGCAAAATCTGCACTTTCAGCATCAATATTTAATCCGCAGGTTACTTCTACTTCTAAATTGCTGTTAGCCATTTTACACCTTTTCAACAATCTGAATACATTGGTTTTCAAACTTTTTATAGGCATCAAAATATATTTCATTTTTGTCGCCGTTATATGTAAGCTCGTAATACATTCCATCAAGGAGTGTAGTGCTTAATAGGGCTTTGTTATTTTGCAGAGTCTTACAAGACCATACAACATAAACATCATTTTCTGTAATTTCAGCATTATCACTCTTGTCTAAATGCTTATTTGCGTAATCCATTACGATTTGCTTACAAAGAACTTCAAACTTTGCCGAATCCATAGGTAATCCTCCTTTACAATTTTCTTAACACAAAGTCAGGGCTACTAAATCCTGCTGCACCCTTATGACCGCCACCACCATATTTCATAGCAAGCACTGCACAGTCAACCTTTGTGGAACGCAATGAATAATTCCAATTATCTCCATCATATGAGAATCCAATTAGAATATCATAATCGTTTATATTATCAATGACAAAATCATCACTGCTAACCATAGCCATATTGATAGCAAAACATTTGTAATCTTCAAGAATTGCTTCAAATCCCTTATTTTCACAATACTCTGCCATCATACATTTTCTATATTCAATAATTATCTTCCCTGCTTTTATAATCCGATTCATTTCATCTGATTCACAGAATATATTGCTCCATAAATTATCCCAGATTTTATCCTCTGGTTCGTGTGGACATAATTCAAAGCCTTTTTGAAATCTTCTTGTCTTATCTCCAAACTCAAAAGTCCAAACATCATAATCCGCAATTAACTTTGTAAACATCGGAGCTGACACAACCATTTCAGGTGTAAATTCTTTAGTTTCATCAGTAAGAAATGAAAGATAACAATAAGTAAGCATACAACCAGCAATACCGTCATACCTTAACCCTTTAACTTCTTTATCATAATTCTTATATTTTTCAATTGCTGATTTATGATGGTCAATCCAAATGACATTACTCGTAATTTTAAGTAACTTATCCATTTCTTCCGGAGAAATAGAATAATCTACAATATATACAATTTCATTCTTTCCAATAGAGTCAAATGGGAATTCTATCCCATAATTTATTTTGATATATTCATCGGTAAAGTTGTCAGTTAATTTATTTAAGGTTTTTACCCAATAACCAGCACATTTACCATCATTGTCTGAATGATAAAATACTTTCATAAAACACTCCTAACTATAATCAAATTGACCGTTTTTCCAAAAATCTTCGGAAAACAATTCATTATGTAATTCTTTAGTCTGTCCTGATTCAAAAGCAATTTTAGCCGCTTCTGTTCTATTAACAAAATGAATTGGTCTTTCATTGGTTATGAAACCCATTTCATAATTTGTTCTATCATATATAATTCCATCATTTTTCATATTTTGAAAAATTTCTGCGTGATTCCAACCAAAATAAATTCTTTCTTTATTCGGGTTATCTAATTCAAAAAACTTAATAGCTGCCCTTGCAATTTTCATATTCGTTACTCCAACGCAGTAACCGAATATTTAACTGTTCCATCATCATAACTATTCTTTTCAATAGTAGCATTTACAGTTTCACCTACTCGGTCTTTGTATTTATCATAGGTTTCTTTTCCATCAACTCTATATTCAACATCATTGTAAGAAACTATTACTTGATAAACTGCCGGATGATGTATAAATGTGTGTACTTTGCCAGAAACAAGTGGCTGAATCCAAGCACTTCTGTGGTAAGTATCAATAACTTCAACTTGTTCTACATTTGTTTCAGTTCCAATACATTTAGCACAACCAACAAAACATAGACCAATCATTATAATAACTAAACCCATTGACATAATCTTTTTCATATTAAATAATCCTCTCAATCTTATCATAGTGAAGAATAAATTTATCCATAATGGCTTGTTCATTATGATAATGACCAAAATACCACTTGGTAAATTTAAGTTCACGAGCTATTTCACCAAGATACATTGTTAAAATATCAGGTTTGTAATATCCGTGAGAAATATATGAAACAATATCTTGAGGCGCACAATGAGTAATTACATAATCGACTTCATAATTTACCTTTTCTAATTCCCGTCTGCCTCTCTGCATTTCATAGTATGATGGAAGTTCCTTTTCCCACCAAGATATGTGGTCAATTCTCAACATTTGCCCTGCTCTGGTTCTTGTATTATAATCCTTAACCAAATCACTCAATGTTGAATAATCTTCAATTTTTAATATACCGTCTTGAATATCGTGACTACTTGCTCCGCCAAAAGTAAAGAACTTCTTGCCTTCAAATTCAAATACATAACCTCTCATAAGATGATAGATATTGCTACGTATTCTATGAGCTTTACCGCCGTGATAATTAACAACCTTAAATTCTTTACTCAATCTATCAAAATTCTCGTGGTTTCCATCAACAAATAATATCGTAAATGGTTTATCTTCAAGCCATTTTAACCAATATGTTTCTGTTTTGTCGGAATAAAGATAATTCCAAATTCCACCAAAATCACCACAAATTATCACAGAATCATCTTTAGTCATTTCCTTTTGTTCAGGAAAATTCTTTGTAGAAAATCTATTGAAATTTGCGTGAGTATCGCCTGTTATATAAATCATTCTTTGCTATTACCTCATAAATTAAAGGGAGTGATATTTCACACTCCCTATGCTTAATTATTCATTAACAGCAGAATTGCCGCCGAATTCTCTCATTGCACGGAGATATGCTTCTTTTTGAATTTCAATCTCTCTTTCACGATTCTTGTTGGCTTTCTTAATTCTCTTTGCTCTTGCCTTATCTGCTGCTTTCTTTTCCTTTTCTTTTACAGCCTGTTCTTCTGCTTTTGCTTTTTCTTTTGTCTTTCGGCTGTTCTCATACACTTTCAAGCAATGGTTAATAAGTTTGTTATATGCCGAACTTCCGTTTCCGTTTGTTCCCATTGAAAGCATTTTCTTTGTAATGCAAATCGAAATGCCCTGCTCCAAAGAGAAAGTATCGGCACTATCAAGCACAGCTTTTTCTTGCGAGTCATCAGCAAAACTTACAATGACAACTCTATCTTTGATAACCTGAACATCTTTGATGTGAGGAATAATTACACCGGTTGCAGTACCCATTCCCCACATACCGTTATAAATAATACGAATGCCTTTGCTGTAATTCTTATCAATATAAGTCTTTGCGCCATCTTGAACTTTACTAAAGATAAAAATTGGATTATTGACATTTTCTGCTGATGCAATATTACATTCAATTTCACATTCAATTTCTGCAAATTTCTCATTTGAAACATTGCCTTCTGTTCTCTTTTTATATGCTGCCATAATTTAATCTCCTTTTTAATAATAAAACTGTCATTTTAATAATGATTTATAAATAATCTCTCATTTTAGTAATTCCGTCTATCAACCATTGATATTTACTTGTAACA